TGAGGTCAACGTCAATCGGCCTTCAGCGACCAAGCCAGTATCCGAACTTGCCACGGCAGTGGAAGCCCAGACAGATCCATCGCTCGTCAATACGTTGCCGGATGTACTGGGCGCTACGGTTGTCGGGGTTCCTGTTCCGGCGCCGACGAGAACACCAGCACTCGTCAACGTCGCAAGACCGGTGCCGCCTTGTGCAACCACAAGTGGCGTGTTCAACCCACCCGTAAGCGTCACGGCACCAGAGAACGATGCGGCCGCAAGAACCGTCGGTCCGGTTTTCAGCGCCGTCTCAATCGCCACCACTTCCAATTCAAGGTCAGTGATGTGCGTCGTGTAGATGACGTTACCGGTCGATTTAGTTTCGAACGATTTAATAGTTGTTGGATAGGAAGCTGCCATATGCTATATTTATGCTATACTGGTTTAGTTCTTAACCGTCTATGGATCCACTGATTCCGCTTTGCCGAACCGTAGGATTGCCACCGTCACCCCACCATGTCGTCGTGCCAGACGCATGTGAATACTCTAACCACGCGGCAAAATGGTATCCCGCAGCAGGGTATGTCCGCAGGTCGGCAGTAACAAAGACCAGTCTAGACGCTGTTGTAATGTCGATGTTCCCCATCAACGTCCCCGTAGCCGCCGCGGTCGTGGAATCGAGTCCGACCCCGGCACTCAACGTGACGTTAGATGTGCTACTCCTCGTCAGTGCTATCACTATTGCCGTCAGTTCGACTTCTGCGACCCCCACAATAAATGCGAGTTGGTTGGCTGTGCTGCCGTTCGCCTGCCGTATCGTCGCGATTGTGTATGTCCAAGTGTCCGTCGCTTCTAATACGCGCATCGGTCTGCTGACACGGTTGTAATAATTCCATACAAACCGTTTAGCCATTGAGTCCTCGGTCGTGGTCGTCGCCGTGGTATAAAACGTCCCGATATATCTTCGGGTGGTGGCCCCCGTTTTCACTAGGACCCCGTCCTGCGTCGTGAGGGCCGTTGCCCGTGTGGTATCGTTTGTCCACGCGACTGGCGAGTCAAACGTCACGGTTCCTGAATTATCGTAGGCAAACAAGTCATACGGTTTGGCATCCGTGAGCGTTCCCAACGCAATCGTAATTTGAGTAAAGGTTCTGATGTTCCAAGCGGATGACCCGTCATACAAGGCGATCTCATTCCCGGCGTATGGGGCAAAATAGATATTCGTGGCACCGGTCACGTCGGCCGTTGTGACGGCGGTACCGCTTGTGAGCGTTAAGCGCCCTTCGCAAATACCAGTTAGGCCACCCGCAAGGCCGGTGCCTCCTTGTGCAACCACAAGCGGCGTATTCAATCCACCCGTAAGCGTCACTGCACCGGAGAATGATGCGGCTGCTAGTACCGTTGGTCCGGTTTTTAGCGCCGTCTCAATCGCAATTACTTCATCTTCGATGTCAGTAATATGTGAAGCGTAGATAACGTGACCGTGCGCCTTAGTCGAAAAGTTCGACTTAATAGATGTTGGGTAGGAAGCTGCCATATGCTATATTTATGCTATGTGAAGAACGGTGTTACTCGCTTGGCGTAAAGCGCGTCACGCCGACCTGATCGCCGCGATGTCTGCCATCATCTGCCTCATCTTACGGGGCGCCAACCGGGAACGGCTGAGACACCGCGATCATCGCGGCGTAGATGTCGTCCGCTCGCGCTTGCGTCAGGACGCCCGTCGAGGCGCAGTAGTTCAACAGCATCTCGACTTGCGGGTCTTCGGTCAGGAACGGGTCAGACGCGGCGTCATAGAGGCCGACGCCCCACGCGAGTTGCGGGTCGGTCTGTGGCCCGAGCATCGCGACGTATTCGGTCGGCGTCAAGATGTCGATGAAGTCGGTCTTCTTGATCCGCAGGACAGTCACGGGCGGCGGCGGTGATGTCCACGTCTGCGTCACTGGATCATAGATGTCCCCCACCTGCGGCAGTGGCACGGTGTTAGTCGTATCGACAAACAGATACGTGCTATCGGGTGCAATCGGCAGGTCATCGCCGCCAGACCACGTCCCATAGCACACATAATCGCTGGTTCTCATCTCCGCTACAGTACTCATGCCGTCAACGCTTTCTGCGGCACAAGAGCCGCGTGAATGTCTACCGATCCCGCGTCAAGCGCGTTCTGAATGCCGTCTGACACATGCGCTGGCGCACCCGTTAGCATCCATCTCCCGTTCTCGTGCGTGAGTTGCCCATGCAATGACCCATGAAATGGCGCAAGCGCGGTATCGGTAATGTCGAGCAAGGCTTTCTGCTCAGTCGGGAGAATACGCCGTGACGAGCTTTGGTTCGCGTCGATGTATTTAGAAGCGCGGTCTAGCTGGATGTAGTGCCGCATGTCGGGATACTCAATGCCCCCGTCCATCGTGTTCCACTTGTGGAAATACTGATCGCCCACCGGCCAGTTGAACTTCGTCACATCGACGCAGACCGCACCACCAGCGGGGCAGTCATCCCACGCATGTTGATCCCAGCATTGTGCGATCACCTCGTACGGTGACCCCATCGGCGTGATGAGCCGCTGCGTTTCGTGCAGCCACGCATTCATGCCGATCATCCTTTGCTCTCCCACTTGCGCGAGGAGATGCGCTGGCGGGGGTGGGGCATACCCTTTCCACTCGCCGAGCCACTGCCCGTCTTCAAGGCGAAACCACGCGAAATGGCGATCAACCATTAGAACAACTCCACTAATTCATAAGTGAGCAACGTCCAGTTCGCGTTACCATTTGTAGAGACAAACGTCTGTGTCGTCGTGTTCATTCTCACACGTGCAGCGCCTTCGAGGAAATTGCCAGACGTTGAACTTGAGCTGATACCACCGAATGAAAGATAGGCCCGTGCCAGCGTGACAGCGCTCACTGTGGCCAGCGAGCTTGTCGTCCCAGTTAGCAGCTGTTCCGCTCGCTGGATGCTCGACGCCCGCACCGAATAGCTCCCCGCCGTCAGGCTGAAGCCGGTCTTGGTGTTGACTTCGACGAGCCTATTCGCAACTGGAACCTGCGTCCAGAGTTGGTTTGGTGATATGTGCTTCATGGTGTGATTCTCAGGACATGACCAGACAGAGTGATCACATTCCCACTCGCGGCAAAGGCTTTCACTGTCAAGGCGGTGGAACCGTCGCCCAACAGGATCAACCCATCAACCACGGCCGTGAGTCCAGTCTTCGGCGTGATCGTCTGCACGATATTTTGGTCGGGTGCCGTGGCACCGCCGAATTCGAGGGTCAGCACTACGTCTGAGGCTGAACTGTTGAATGCAAACACGGTGAGCCTATCCACGATGGTGGCGCTTGTGCCCGTCGTGTGGATAAGTGTCCCGGCGGTCGAGGTCGCCACGACCTTGATGCCTTGTCCCTGCGTGCTTGCGGAGAACGGAATGATTGCTGTTGCGTTGGCCATTTTAACTCATCGCCTCTACTTGTAGAATATCCAGGCCGCCCGGTGCAGGTGCGGTGCTGGCCCAGGCGGACCCGGTGCTGGTTAATAGGTTGCCGGACGTACTGGGCGCTACGGTTGTCGGGGTTCCTGTTCCGGCGCCGACGAGAACACCAGCACTCGTCAACGTCGCAAGACCGGTACCGCCCTGGGCAACTACTAGCGGCGTGTTCAATCCACCTGTGAGCGTTACTGCACCGGAGAACGATGCGGCCGCAAGAACCGTCGGTCCGGTTTTCAGCGCCGTCTCAATCGCCACCACTTCCAATTCAAGGTCAGTGACGTCTGTCAGCAGTACATAATCCCCGTTCGCTTTAGCGGGAAACGATTTAATGGATGTTGGATAGGATGCTGCCATCTAATTTTCCTTTGACATTATTTAGTGTCCCTAATCAGGACCCGAATCCACCATCCTCAACCATTCAGCAAAGCGGCCTGCCGTCTTGCCCCATCCCGGTATACTCTCTCCTTCTTGCCAGTTTGGACAATTCCGCTTGTCTTTGAATTGATTACGGGACCATCGCGTACTAACCATGTTCGTGTCGTGCCGAATATCCACATTCGGAAACTCTGAATTGAAGGTGTCCCCTCCACGCGAATCAAATCGCGCATATGGCTTCTGACTGCCCGGCTCAAACCCAGAACGTAGATCAAACCCATCACAATCAATACGAGCGATACGCGCACGATAATGATCCAGCAACGCACTCCGATAGGCGACAAGACCAGACACTTGCTTCGTGTCGTAGTGAATAGCACGTCCATCCTCCGCAGATACCTTCCATGCATTCATGTTGTAGTAGAAGGTGTCGCGGTGCGCGGGATCGAATAAGAAGTGTGACGGGTGGTACAGCACGTCATGGTCACAGATAAACACGACATCGCAAGTCATGGTTTCCAACCCCGTCAAGAGTTGCCGCATCCACGTTTCATGCCCGCGGTCGCGTTGCACCGTCATGTTCTTCCCAAACGAGATAGGTTTAAGCGACACTGCCGCAATCGGCAAGTCCATTTCAAGCAACCGATGTTGTACAGCAATGCCGATGTCCGTGTCATCCAACAGGTTGTCAGTCGTGTAGAGAATGCCCTTCGTTGGATTTGAGACAACTGGCGCACTGTCGATCATCCGCGGCTGCTCAGGCTGCGGCGGAGGTGCGGGAACTTCCACATCAGGCGCTCTTGATGGCACATCATGCCAGTCTGGAACCGGACGGAATCGTTCGAGCAACCAATTCAGATCATGTTTGGCTAATGGCCATTTGTTGTCTATCCACAACGCCCGAGAGTGCTTGCGTGCGCGATCAACTTGCCGCCCAGAGAGCGGGTACGGAAAGCCAAAGTCACCACCCTGCGTGCGGAACATATGGGCGAACCACGTTTTCTTGTTGACCACATGCCGACCGCCACTCAACCATGCCTTACACGCGACTTCCACACCAAACTGTCCCCACGATCCGTGCGCTTCGTCCATGCCACCGAGATCCCAAAACCGCTGACGGTGCATGAAGAAACAGGCCCCGACGCTCGTCATCGTGTCCGCAATATCACCCTGAGCATTCGCATGAGTCTTGAACGATCCCCAATACTGAAAGTGCATCGTCTTATCAAACCGTGCGAAGTCTGTTTTACGATTCATTCGTGGTTGCCAGAGCATGTCGCGAACCACATTCGGACCATTACATCGCTCACACTTCTCTGGTGTTGGGCCCTGATATCGGCGCCAGTCGCAGTCCGTACACAACCAGTCGAACGCGTGGAGGTTATACATGCGCGGGATGACCGTCCAGTCATAGTCACAGTCCGCCATCAGTTTGACATCAAAGCCTTCATCAACAGAACAGTGCCCGTCGATCTTCATGATGTATTTGGCGCGAGAGAGTCGAGCGCCTTCATTCATGGCGGCGCGTTGCCCGATGGACTCAGCATGATGGACGAGTCGTACCTTCGGATGATCGGGGATGACAGGATCCGCCCAGGCGCCATCCAGAATGGCGATGACTTCTGTGTCACCTTGCATGTTCTGAAGGATAGTCTCAATCGTTTTCGCCAGAAACATTTCGTTGCGGGCGGGAATGACAATGGAAAGATCGGATGCAAACTTCATAGTTAGTCTCGGGACCCGGGTGTTGGTGACGGCGATGCCGCAGGTGGTATCTCGTCTAGTGTAAAAGTGCCCCAGTAGGGCACGTCGTTTGTTTCAGTCCAGTTCTGACAGGTACTCTTGTCGCGAAATTTGTCCGTGGACCAGCGGTTCGCCGTAAGGTTGTGCTTATGACGAATATCCAAATTCGGTAACGCAGACATCCACGTCCCTACGAAAAATCTGTTTTGCCACGGAAGGCGACTCTGTTTATGCCCAGGCTCAAACCCCTTTCCGCGTGACCATGTTCCGTCTTGTGTAAACTTGATGCGTTCGCGGTAATGCTTAATCGCATCTTCGCGATAGATGCAGATGCCACTGACCTGTTGACAGTTATCAACCCACACGGCGTGCCCGTCCTCGGCACGCACTTTCCACACATTCACATTGTAGTAGAAAGTGTCGCGTGCTGTTGGTGTGAAGTCAAAGTGTGACGGGTGATAGAGCATGTCATGTTCGCAAAAGAACACGACATCTTCCGCGCAGTTCTCCAGTGCGGTAAGAATCTGTGTAAACATTGTGAGCATCCCACGTTCTAGTGGTAACACAATGTTATGCCCAAAGTTCGGCACGGGTTTTAGTGTGACAGAGGTGATCGGTAACCCGATAGACAACAACTGTTCTCGCACACGCCGATTGATGCGTTCGTCTGCCTGATTGTCGGTGTAGTAAATAATGCCCTTCGTCATGGTTTCTCTTTTGGTTCATACATTGCCATAAGTTCTTTGGCGGTGCCCCAATACGGCAACTCGGTCGCTCGCCTGTCCGCATGGCGTTTACGTTTGCTGAGATAGCCTTCAAACTGTAATGCCTCTTCGGTGCCAAACACAATGCTCGCTGTCGGGGCGCTCCAGCGTTCGTGTGTCAATGTCGTGATGCCGAGATGTCCCTCAAACCGGCCCGGCTCCCCAAAATACCGTATGGGAATTTTATTAGGATTGGGATACTTCGCGAATCGTTCTTCCAACGTATCAATGAGAGCTTGTCGCGAGACGGTGAGACTCGTCATCGTACGTCGTTCGCGATGTGACATGAGTGGTGGTGTGTGCCATGTAAAGATGGACCACTTGTTGACATCATACGCAAACATATTTGGTGCAGGCTTATAGAGATAGTGATCGGGTGAATACAGAACATCATCTTCCGCTGTGGCCACATACTCTGTCTTGGCAGCTTTGGCACCGATGAGTACTTGCTTATAGATGTTATAGACGGACCGGCCGATGTCACCGACGCAGATGTTTTCACCAAAGTCCATCGGTATATGCGATACGCTGATCAATGGCGTCTTACCAATGACGCGAATCAGTTGCGTACGCACCCGGTCAGCAAAACGATCATTGAGAAAATTCGCAGTATAGTAGATGACGGTTAAATTGGGGATGACCAAATCACTCATGTCGCATCCTTGTATATACCCTTCGTTGTGCCCCACATTTGCCGTGCGTAGATCGGTGGCGTGAGTCCGTCCGCTTCGTGATAATGCCCAAGTTTTGGATAGAACGTATACGAGGGTAGAATTTTTATGGCGGAATATTTGGCGCCATGATGACGAGGACGATTATACCACATAAACCGATCCACACAAGTAGTTAGGAGTGTGCCGCCAATGGTAAAACATGGTGGTTCGATCACGGTAGCACTCTGAATCCGTTGTTGATACGTCAGGAGAATAGGGTGATATGGCACGGTCCCGATTACTCCATTGGCAACTCGTTCGTCATACTCAAACACCGCGAAAAAGTCCAACTCCAAAAACGACGCACCCTCAATCGTTTGCCGACAAACGGAATCCGCATCCAAGTAAATACCACCAAGGCGCAGCAGAATTTCCACTCGCGCAACATCAGCGGCCCCATCATACATCTGCTTCTTCATGAAGCGGTCGTATTTGTCGCGGTTAACTAATCCAAAATTATCAATCGCCTGTTCGTCCCATAGCGTAAACGTAAACGACGGATTCTTCTTCGGCCATGTGTCTAACCACTCATTCGGGCGTTGCTTTGGTCCGATCCAGATCTGGTGGATGTGTGTCGGAATCATGTAATAGATCGACTTCCTCTATATTTCGTGACATACTGATTGACGATCTGTCGTACCGTAAGGCGTGTGCCGGTGATGTTCATGTCGCACGGCCAAGACGGAATGAGTCCAAGCCAGTGATGGAACTCGTCCTTCGCCAGCACATAACGGTAGGCATTCTCTATAAGCAAGGGTTGCCCTTCGGCATGTTGACGCCGTAGGTAGTTGATGATCGTGTGTGGGTTGTCACCCCAATCAATCACACCCAACCGCATGATTGTGTGCTGAAGAAACTGTGAACGAATCAAACACTCCATTGTGCGCTTGTGGTGGGCGTATCGCGTGTCCGCATAGAACACCGACAATGAACTGAAATAAATCAGATGCTTTGTCGGGTCTTGTTTCGCGAGTAAATGTGCCTCTCGTTCGTATTCGCTGTCTCGCGTTTCCTGACTGTTACTGACGCCCGATGCGAAGTAGATACGATCTGGTCTGTCTAAGTTTGGCACATCCGCAATGGTGGATGCGATATCGCCTCGTCCAATAATCATTTAGTCGCACGTTTCTCATTGAAGGCGGCCAAGTCCGCTTTCCACGTATCCGTCCATGTTGGCACAGGTGAAAAGTGATCGATGAGCCACTCGAAATCTCGCGTACGTTGTTCCCACTTATTATTCATCCAGTAGTCAATACAGTAATGACGGCCGTCTTCTTTGTCGGCTTGATGCTCTCTATACTGTTGATTACTGAAACCATAGCCCTTCCCCTTCTTACCTTTGTGCCAATGAGCATACCACGTTTTCTTGTTGACAACAACGCGCCCACCACTGAACCACGTTTTATTTCCAATCTCTTGCGCTTCCTGCGTGAACATGCCATAACCATCTTCTTCCATGTCTCCAATGACCGTATGCCAATGTGATGTCTTCATGAAATAGCAGGAACCCTGCCATGACATTGTATCATCAATAAGGATATCCTTTCTTTCATAGTGTCGTGATTTCCACTCCGACCCGTGTAACCCGTACTCTATATCGTGCGGCCGCTCAAACGGATTGGCAAGATACATATAGTCAATTGGTGGACGACCATCTTCAACGACGACCCATTCTTCGGGTTCCAACCGATAGCGGCGTGGAATGACAACCCAATTATCCTCGCAATCGGCTTTGAGCTTGGTGTCGTAGCCCTGATCGAGCAAACAGTGTTCGTCAATCTTCATCAGGTATTCGCCGGTTGCCAAGGAGACACCTGCATTGATGGCCGAGCGCATTCCATAGTGGCCGTGTGTTATTCCTTGATGGAGGTGGTGAACTTTGGGATGGTCTTTGGGGATAGTGTCTGGCCAGATACCGTCCAGTACAACTATGATCTCAATGTCGCCTTCAGCTTTGGCGAGTAGATCATCGATAGTTTTCTGGAGATACTGCGGACTGCGTGACGGGACAATAATGGACAATCGCGATGCTATCATAATAACTCACTCCTTCGTACTTATTTAGAAGATCTGTCGATGCTAAATAGAACGACATCCTTTGCGGCGCTCATTTGCTTATGAGTGGGCACTGGAGCCAGATTCATATTGCGTCACGTTCGCACAACGCTAAATACGTTATGCGGCGATAGCTTTAGTCCCGCAAATGCACAGGAGATTTTCAAATGAGCGAGATAGTCAACCCAGTTTCAGCGGCGCAACTGAAGCCGCGCAATCAGGAACCAACGCACCTTGGTGGTTCATCCTTTGAGGACATTGGCGGCACGGAGCTTAACGCCAAGCCGAACACCGCAAAGGTTGCCGTCAAGGGCGTGACCACCGATACAACCATTCCCAAGTCTGTGGCTGCGGAACCAACACATCTGAAGGGCGTCTCCGAAGGGGAGGAAGCCGACGATGATGTGAAGGTTAAGTTCGACGAAGAGGACGATGACGAGGCGAAGCTCGATGAAGCTGACGATCTCGACAAAGCCATCAAGGAAGCCTTGAACGATAAGCCCATCGACGTGAAGGTCAACGAAGAGGATGATGAGGAAGACGAGGACGAGAAGAAGGCCGTCTCCGAAGGGGAAGATGTCGTTGAGAGAGATCCGCGATCAGTCCCGGTCAAGGAAGGTAAGGACGATGAGGATGCTGTCACCGAAGACGATGACGAGAAGCCCGAATTCCTGAAGGGGAATAAGGACAAGGTCGACGAGGAAGCCGACGAGGACGAGAAGAAGGTTGATGAGGAAGCTGACGAGGATGAGGACGAGAAGAAAGCCGTCTCCGAAGCCGTCAACATTCGTGTCAAGATGCCGGAAGCGGCGCTCTTCGAGTCTGCCGGATTCAACGCCAAACAGCAGAAGAAGGTTGCGACACTCTTTGAGTCCGCGATCAAAGTCACCACCCGTCAGGTTACTGAGAAGCTCAACGAAGCGTACAAGATTCGCACGGAGCGACGTATTGCTGAGTCTGAGCGGAAGCTGACGGAACGCCTTAACACCTACCTTTCGGTGGTTGTTGAGCAGTGGGTCGAAGATAACCGTGTGGACGTTCGCAAGTCGTTGCGGTCGGACCTCGCGGAGAACTTCTTGGATGGGCTACAGAGCTTGTTCAAGGAACACTACATTGACGTGCCGGAAAGCAAAGTTGATGTGGTCGAGACGCTAACGACAGAAGTGGATGAGTTGAAGGCTCAGATTAACGAGCAGGCGTCTTCCAACCTGAAGTTGCGTCGTCTGGCAGAAGCCGCAAATAAGAAACGTATTATTGCGGAGTTTGCAAGAAACATGAGTGAAACGCAGGCGGCGAAGCTGGCTAAGCTCGCTGAAAATACTGACTATGTGGATGCTACAGACTTCCGTGAGAAGTTGGGTATGTTGAAGGAAAGCTACTTCGGAGTGTCCGATAGCAAGAGTGATCTGCAATCTGGTCGTCTTCCCGAAGAGGACGTGCAGATTGTGACGGAAGAGAAGTCAGGTGTGAAGAGCGAAGCCGATGCAGTTGCAGATGCGATTTCGCGTCAGGTGAAGTCTGACACGTTCTAACTAGCTAGTTAGAACAGTTGGCTTTACTAAATAGTTTCTACGCAGTGTCAGACAGACAAGACACGCATAACTTTCAGGGAGATTAGTACAATGGCAGAATTTCTGACCGAAGACGTAAAGAAGAAGTGGGCAAAGGTTCTCGATCACCCGGATCTTCCACCGATCAAAGAGTCATGGAAGAAGAAGGTCACTACGGTGATGCTCGAAAACACGGCCCGCGAGATGCAGAAGGCGGGCGAAGTCATGACAGAAGCCGCTCCTGCCAACCAGTCTGGTGTGTTCCCGTCTGCGACGAACCTAAAGGGATTTGATCCGATTCTCATCTCCTTGATTCGTCGTGCGATGCCGAACTTGATCGCATACGATTTGTGCGGCGTCCAGCCAATGACTGGTCCAACCGGCCTCATCTTCGCGATGAAGTCTACGTATACCACGCAGGGTGGAACCGAGGCGCTCTTCAACGAGGCTAACACTGGGTTTGCGAACTATTCGGGCGGAACCCAGAATGGTAGCGCACCTGCTGGTAATACCTCGCAGTTGGCGACTGATACTGGCGCGGGAGGTACTTACGAGTACGACTACGTTGGTGGTTCGACCACGTTGCAGGGTGAGTCATGGGGCTCAACGGGATGCACGGCCATTCCCGAGATGGCGTTCTCTATCGACAAGGTTACGGTTACTGCGAAGACCCGTAAGCTGAAGGCAGAGTATACTATCGAAATCGCGCAGGACTTGAAGGCGGTTCACGGACTCGACGCAGAGACGGAACTTGCTAACATCCTGTCAGCGGAGATTCTTGCGGAGATTAACCGCGAGATTATTCGTACGATTTACGTGAGCGCCGTCGCGGGTGCGAACACGAACACCACAACGGCTGGTGTGTTCGACCTCGACACGGACTCAGACGGACGCTGGATGGTTGAGCGATTTAAGGGGCTCTTCTTCCAGATTGAACGCGATGCGAACGCCATCGCGAAGGCGACTCGTCGTGGTAAGGGGAACATCGTTCTCTGCTCGTCAGATATTGCGAGTGCCCTTGCTGCTGCGGACTATCTCCACTATGATAGCGCCTATGACGGTAAGCTACAGGTAGATGACACGGGTTCAACCTTTGTCGGTACCTTGCAGGGTCGTTACAAGGTGTACATTGACCCGTATGCTGCGATTTCCGCAGACTCTAGCACGGCTCAGCACTTCGTGGTTGGGTATCGTGGTAGCAGCCCGTATGACGCAGGACTTTTCTACTGCCCGTACGTTCCGCTACAGATGCTCCGCGCTCAGGATCCGAACAGCTTCCAGCCGAAGATCGGATTCCAGACGCGGTATGGTGTCGTTTCTAACCCGTTCAGCAACGCGGCTGGGACGAGCGATGGTTCTATCACCGCTCGCGCTAACCAGTACTACAGGGTTGTGAACGTTCGCAACTTGATGTAAGTTCGCTTAACGATTCGCTACCGTTAGGATTGCCCCTGAGAGGTTCGCCTCTCAGGGGTTTTTTTGTCTATGGCCATGACTCTAGTAGATGATCAAAGTGCGTTTCCGCTTCGCCATAAAACTTAAAGATTGACAGCATAACAAAGGTGTTTTTTATTGATTGTAGTTTAGATGGGGTCATGGGATTCACATCATCAAAATACACGCCAATGTTATTGGCATAGGGAATGAAAAAGAAAATAAAAAACTTAAAAGCCGTCAGATAATTAAACGTGATCCTCGAATTGATTAAAATAGTGCCTCTCGCAAATTTATGTTTCATCAAAAACATGAATGTCTCCGAGGATACCGCTATGTCATACGAATCCTCTGGCCCAAGTTCCACAAATCTTCGTGACGATAAATGTATTTCAAACACTTTGTGTAGATCTGACACCAAGACCTTGAGAGAAAATTCATGTTTATTTTTTGGCAGGGTATTGTTGGTGAGCAAACTGTCATGAAACGCATAATATGATTGTTCAAGATCAGAGATATTTGAAATCGTGTTCGTGGTATGTTTAATTTCGACGGCATCATGGAGATGCGACCAATACGCGATAGACTTTTTGCTGTTCAGATGGGTGTGTTGTGCATCAAGTTCTCTGGATAAATCGAATGCCTCATTCGGCATGGGCACAATTGGTATCACATCGTTGTTCAGGTTTTTGATCGTGTCATAGGCATGGTGAATATACTGATTGTCATTCCAATAAAAATTCTCTTCGTGTGAAAAGAACACATAGCTGGCAAACAATAAACACGACTTTGGATTGAGCGTCTGTACGATGTATTTATTTTTTTCATCTATTAGTTTTTGCTGACCAATTGATATCTTTTGATCCCCCGGATTCCCTGCCCAGTTCGCATACGAAAATTGAAAAGACACCATATCAAGTTTTCTATTATGTAAGTGAGGAAGGATTTCTTTTTCTAGGGCGTTGTTTACATCGACTCTTGCATCATTCACATTTAAGAAGGAATGACCATTTTCGAATAAGCACAAGATAGAGGAATCATAACCATCAGACACAAATGAAACTATCTGGAGATCATCGATAGTCACGTTTTGGTTATGAGGCAGTTCAATGACTTGATGTCCTTGAGATTCAAGAAAATTCTTAACTTTTTTATCTACGGTTTCCTGATATAAAAACTTTGTTTTTGTATGCAGGTCTTTCAACGTAGGTATTGAAAAATGATCTGGATGCTCATGTGAGATCCAGATATAGTCAAAGTCTACGTTGTTGATATCATGAGAATTTTCACATAACAACGACCATCCATCTTGAAAGGCCGTGCCTTTGAACCACGGGTCGCAGAGGATTTTTATTTCATTGGTTTCAATGATTAGGGAAGCATGATTCAAAAATCGTACGTTGCTTGGGTTCATGTTGTCTATGTTAGAGAGTACACCCCGTACAGGCGGACCAACTAGCGTAGGTGAAGATCGCGAGTGATACTAAGATTATGGCCCATCGTATTGATTGCATATTATGATTTCCAAAACACATGTACAGGTTCATATTTCATAATTTTTCCATTCTCTAGTTTGAGATAATTCTTCGCTGTTGCTTTGCCGTCTTCCGTCACACGATTCGCTCCGGGCATGTTCATGAGTGCCATGAGAATAGTTTCCTTGTATTCAAACCCAAGTTCTTTTGCAATCGCAATGCTATCCTGCTCCAACGGTAGATACGTCTTTCCTACCTTCAAGTCTGCAATGTTCCAGAGCATATACCGTTCGTGGTTCAGGAAGTCATACGCATTCTGCAACGTCGGGCGCAGGAAGTGATCACGCCATTCACCGTAGGTTGTATACTTCTTATAGCTCTGGTTCTCATCCTCGCTATACGCCTCACGATTGAAATACGGTGGTGACGAGAACACCAAGTCGCCGCGGCCCTTGAGCAGCTTGAAGGCCGGCGTCGTGTGGAAAAGCTCACTCCCAAGTTGGTACACATGCGACCGATGCTCTTTTTCTTCGTCCTTATACAACGACCCATCACCCGTCGATGACTCGATGCGTACTTTGTTATATGCGTCGGCAATAACACGATAGATACTCGTACCGTCTTTATAGAAGGCGGGATTCGGATCAGTGCCGACATAGTTCAAATGTTGCATGTCACCATTCGGTAGCTGTTGGTTGAATGACATCGCACCAATAAGGCGCCCCGCCCAGCCCGCCGAGGGATCCCACACGTTGACCGCTTGCGCCTTGACGTGCTGGAGGAACGTTTGATAAAGCAGCTTCGCGGTCAACGGTGGGTAGTTTACCGCATACTGACACATCGAAATACGAAAGCTCCGAAACAGATTCGGAAACAACCGTTGTCCCTTGTCATAAATGCGGATATGGAATTCGTGTTCTGAATTCTCATGTTTCGGAAGAATGTTTCGACGTGTGATCAATGGCAACCAGCCGCGTGATAACGCATTACTGAATTCGTCAAACGACAACGCCATCAGAGTTTCAGTTCGCATTTTATCATTGTAACCGGAATATTGCGTTTCTTTATTCACGGGCTTCGCTTCTAACAACAACTCTTGTTCGCCATACTTTCGTTCATGCACATGAAACAATTCAACGAACTGGATAGCGGTGGCGGGTACCACCTCAGAGCGATGTTTCAGCGCCGTACCGCCCGTCACGGTCAATGCACACATGTAGAAGCTATCACGCAAGAAATGACGACGAGCGTACGGCAAATATCGTTTGAACAACTCTGGACTCGCGAAGAAATTGTAAATACTCCGGCCGTCATCTTTCGCCGTGTAATTGATGCGAGTCTTGTACATCTCCGAGGCGTGCCAGGCGTTCACCGCACTCCCCGTGCTAACGTGCGTATTATGAATGACTCGCCGGTTAGTCAGTGTGTCGTTCTTCCAGAACTTCCCCGTAACAAAACCCGCCAGCTTCGAGAAGTCCTTGTCAATTTCACCTAGTGTCCACCCGCGGCGTGGCGGAATGCTCTCTTCGTCCCAAGACTTCAAGAAGGATTCCCGCATATGAAACACATATGCCTCAAACTCCTTATCTGACATAGCCAGAATATCATCGAACGTGCAGTTCACGGTCGGGTCGTCTAACAGCGGATGGAGACGTGCTATCGGAAAGATGTCGGTCGTCGTTTCAATAGCTATCAAAAATAATCACCACACTTGGAAAAGGCGCAGATTGCGCGACTCCTGCTATTGTATCACTTGTGCGTCGAAACTTCAAGCGTTGGCCGCGCACTATTTTCTCAGCATGGTGAAGCCGCGATCTTTAATAAAATGTAACACATGATGAAATTTGTCAATCAACTGATCCGTCTTGTGTGAAATGACAAAGACGTTCGCCTTCTCCAACGATTGAATGATCTTCAAGAACTCTTCGGTGCCGGACGCGTCTAATGAAGAGTCGAAGACCTCGTCGAGTACGAGTATGTTACACGCGGCACTGTTCTTCATTCGCGCCACCGCTCGCCATGTGAGCAGCAACGCCAAGTCAATGCGCTTCTTCTCTCCTTCGCTGAACGAGTCATAAGCAAACTCTTCACGGTGGCTCGACTGGATATGTTCATTAAACTCCGTGTCAAGCGTGAAGTGAATGGGAAAGTCCATTGATGTCAGATAGAAATTGATCTGCTTGTTAATGATCGGCAAATAGTGTTTGATGATCCGTGACTTGATACCGCTATCCTTGAGCAGCGTGTTTGCCGTGTCTAAAATGGCGCGACGGCGGGATACACTTTCATGCTCTACTGTCACCTCGGCAATGCGGGCCACGATCTCGCCAATGTCTATCGTCTTGGTCGCGGTCGGTGTTTGTACCGCGGCGTGTTCCGCTTGTAGCTCCGACAACCGCCGTGTGTGCATCGGCGTCTGCACCGTCACCGTGTGGAGTTCCTGACTTAACGTGTTTGCTTCCTGCAAGTCGTTGTCGTATCCTTGCACCAGCAGGTCATACTTCTCCACCAACCCACGACACTGATCCACGGCCGTCTGCGTGTCTGTTTCTTTACGAGTGAGGCGTGCGTATTTGCTGTCCTTGAACGTTTCAGTAATCGGCTGAGCGCACGTCGGGCATTCATCGTGAGACTCATAGAAGTTTCGTTCTTTGGTCAACTTCTTTGCGCGTGTTTCGATTTCTTTGCGTGTCTGCCGAAACTCCCGTGCCTTGACCGATGCTTTGTCTACGGCATCTTTCACCACATCAAACACGGCAATAGATTCACGCAACGCCTCGGCACGGTCTTGTAGTTCCACCAACGTGGCCTGGGTTTTCTGAATAGTAGCATCGATGTTCGCCAGGCGCTCGTCAATGTCTTCCTGCGCCTGCGCCGTGAAGTTTTCCGACATGCGTTTCTGTTCATCGAACAACGTTCGCTGTTGCATCAGGCTATCGATTTTCGTTTTCACTGTCGCAAGTTCGTCTTTCGTCAGCGACGCCATCGCAGAGAAGATTTCAATGTCGAGCAGGTCTTCAACGATTTCACGACGCACTGTCGGCGACAAGCGCATGAACGGCACATAGGACGCGCTCCCGAGAACCACAATCTGAAGAAAGGATTTGTGGTTCATGCCGATAATATGATCTTCTAACATCCGCTGATAATCGTTTAACGATGCGGGTTGTGGTAACAACACGCCATCCTGATGAATCTCAAACACATTTGGTTTGATACCACGCCTGATGTAGTAGGCATGTTCGCCCACATTAAACCAGAGTTCCACCACGGCGTCGCGTTTATTAGTTGTATTCACAAGCAGCGGTTTGTTGATGCTCCGCAACGCCCGACCGAACAAGGCGAAGCACACGGCTTCCGTCATCGTGGACTTGCCCGCACCGTTGCGGCCGACGATCAACGTCGAGGCGTGTCGGTTCAACGGCACCTCTATCGGAACGTTGCCTGTCGCTAGAAAATTTTGGTATTTCACGCGATCAAAAATAATCATCTAATCTATTGTACTCGGGCAGATTGTGTCACCGACATGGCATCGCGATAGACATCTTGTAGATACCGTTGGAGTTCTTTCTTGTCACACGTTACGGATAAACTATCCACGTAATCTTCCATCAAGGTGAGCGTATCAATATCCGTCGAAAGATCATCGGCCGTCGCCTCTTGTGTCATCAACGCCACGTCATCCACGACCATTACATCTTGAGCATTCACTTTCGCCAATGCGTCCATTAACAAGTCAAACCAATACGGTTGTGCCTTGGACTTCACGACAACTTTCACATAGGCATCGTGGTGTGGTGACGCCGGATCCATGACCGTTTGAATGAGCTTTTCGATATACTGCGGGGGCTGATCCGCGTCATCATACATCATTCGCACAAACATGCTGTACGGGTTCTCGATGAACGTGAGAACGCACGTCTCCGTGTCGAATAAATGGAAGCCGCGGGGGTCACGGTAATCACTCCACATCATCGAATATGGTGCGCCAAGATACTGTATCGGGTGCCGTGATGACCGATGATGAAAGTGTCCTGACATGACAAGCCCAAACCGATCAAACAACGCAGGATCCATTCCCTCATGAGCGGGCATGCCGCGGTACATCAAAAAGCCTTGCATTTGCATATGTCCAAGGACAACAGCACACGCAGAGGTTTCGATCAGCCGCATGGATTCCTCACGATTGCTCTCACAAATCCACGGAAGCAGAAGAATCCCACGGCCGTCAACATCGATTTCCACGGGCCGACTGTGGATGCGAATTGTGCTATCGTGTCGGTACAATTCTTCTACAGAATTGATCTCGGTACTCTCACGAAGAAAGCAATCATGGTTGCCAACGATCACGTCCTCAACAATACCACGCTGCCGCAATGGTACACGATACGATTCTTCGACGAACCGTGCGGTCGCAAAGTTAATATACTTTCGACGGTCGCCATAATCACCCCCGTGCAAGACGCGAGTAATGCCGTGCGTATCCAACGTTGGAAAGAATACGTGGTCAAAGAATTTCTTCTGTGACATACGCATGGCGTCGCTATCGTTTCGCACACCGAAATGGGTGTCCGTGATGATCGCTACGTTCAAGCAACCACCGATTTTTTACTCACGCGGCGCCGGTCCCGCCGCCTGTCCGTATACTCGTCAAACTTCCGAATAAATTCCTGTACGTTTTCAAACGACAGTAGTTCTGTATCGATATGAAAATGTCCGGCGCCATCCGGTGAGGTTTGTGTGGTCCCCGACACAATCGCGTTCTCAATCAGTTTATATTTTAGATAGGTATGTTTGCGTTCGCGTTGAATACGTCGGACGAAGGCATAGTAGATAACCGAGGTGAAATAGCCGAACGGATTCTTCGATTTGCGTGGATTGAAATTGTGCATATACATCAAACAATTTTCCACGCCATCGCTGACCATATCTTCACGAAATGTGTAGTTGATGAAGTTCGGTCGATACGACAGATGGGTCGCAATTTTCAGAAAACATTCGCCAACAAATTCAGGAATGGGTGGGTTCTTTCGTCCGCGCTTTTTCGTCTTAAAGCACGCACTTCGGAATTCCGTCAATGCTTTTAGGAATGCCTTGTTGTCGATGTAGTGTTCAGTGGGTTTCGCCATAGGCCTCCAAATGTGAAACAAAATTTATACAAAACAAGATCTCTATAGTAACAGACGGCCGCCTCTCTGTCAACTCATGCACCAAAGTTTGCCAACCCAAATTTGGGAAGAGGGGGGGGATAAAGGGGGGGGAGATGGGTCTTAATTATTATTAGGCCTTTACTAGATCTAAATAAACTAGAACTTAAGAAACCAGATCTAAAGAAACTAGTGCCCGTAGGGAAACTCGCGGCATCGCTACGCGTCGTTTTAGGCGGCTCAAAATACGCTACCCTTAGCTGACTATACATGCGTGTCTGTTTTTGCGCCTAGCGAGCGGCTAAGACGGTCTAAGACATACTCCACACATTTATTCAACCCCATAAAATGACTTCAGCTACATCAGACTGGATTTTTGGAATATCGGCATACTTGTCCACTAGTGTTTTTTTTCCTTTGAAATAGTATGCATCCATTGATCAAGATCGAGTTGGAGCAACGTATATGGAAATTCCTCTGCGGCGTAATACTGCACCCGCTGTTCGGCATGTCGAAATGTGTGATTGACGGATGCGCCGATCCGGAGGTCATCTACAAAATCAATTAAGGTGGCATAAGATTTGGTGGCATGCAACCGCAAACTCCGACCAATAGACTGAAGAACCCGAATCTTGCTTTTTGACGGGCTAGCGAATATAATCATATGAAGGTTGGGAATGTTAACACCGGTTGCCATGGTCCCATATGACGCCACAATAATTTGTTGTTCTCCATTGGTGACCCATTGACGAATTCGTTCACGTTCATCCGCAACCACTTCACCCGAAACAAAATGCACACCGCGGTCTGGTGCCAGTTCTTGTATACGTTGATACAACGGCTTCCCATGCTTCTCGACAAAGTTGAAAAGCACCAACACATTCCCTTTGGCATTCGCTGCCATCTGCGACACGATCTCCAAACGTGTGGGATGCGTGACCAGAAATTCTACCTCATCCTGATACAACGATTTTCGAAAATCTTTACACACATCAGGTGGATATGTCAACACACACATTTTCACTCGCAACGGCGTCAGATCTTTACTTGCGACCAAGTCTTTGGTGGTCGTAACTTTCGTCACACTGCCAAAGAGGCCTTCCAGAATAAGTCTATGCGCTTGTGTGTCATCCAACGTGCCGGTGAAACCGAAACGGTACGGCGATTGCGTACACTTTTCCAACAACCCCGTCAACGACTTGGCTTTTGCTAGATGGACCTCATCCACAATGACACAACGGAATTGGCCGAAATAGTTTTGGGGCAGATCGTAAATGGATTGCCATGTAGATACTACGACCTTTGCGGTCACGTCTTTTGAACGACCGCCTTGAATAGTTTGTACCTCCGCAACATCCATGCCGTAAGATGCGAAGTCCGACACCATCTGTGCCACAAGCCCGGTGGTTGGGACCACAATCAACGTGGGTTCATCCAACATACGCATCAATAAATAAATGATCAAGGACTTGCCACTACCCGTAGGGGACAAGACAATACCACGTTTGTCCCGTAGCATCGCCTCAATCGCTTGTAGTTGATAGACCCGTGGGGTTAGGGGTAACTCATGCACCAACGCCTCAAGCGCACTGTGGACGAGATCTGACGGGGTGTGTGGTACGTCGTTGGTAACAGGGTAACTACGTTGTTGAGCAAACTCTAACACACGCGGCAGCAAACCACGATAAATGAGATGTCCCCGAAGTTTGAAGAGGTGGATCTTGCCCGTCCAGTGCCGCTTCTTGAATGCAGGCATGAACTTGGCGCCCGGAATTTCATATGAAAAATAATCACTCAATTCGTGCGCGATGTGGTCATCACAATCAATGCGGATCCACACATCATTCACGGGCACAATATTCATATGCTTATTTATGGGTGGACTAACTACGTCATATATGAAAATCTTTGATTGCATTACGTTTTATCGCGAACTTGAATTACTTGATCTTCGACTTATGGAACTCTATGACGTGGTGGATCATTTCGTTATTGTCGAAGCAACTCGTACGCATCAAGGTCGACCTCATGAGCCTGTGTTTCATACTCACCGAGAACGATTCGCACCCTATCTCGACAAGATCATTCATGTGCTTGTCGAGGACTTGCCTGTTTACAAACATCAAACCAAAACGGTGCGTTCTCGGACTGGTTATGTTCCGTATGCGGATTGGCGCCCGGAACATTTCAGCCGGAACGCCATTCAACGCGGACTTGACCGAGGCGGTGCCGCGTTCGGGGATCGCATTCTCATTTCAGACTCAGATGAAATTCCCTCTCGCGACATGGTGCTGGCCGAAGCGCCACGGCCAGAAAACGTAGCGTTCATTCATGATCTCTATTACTATTATATCAATACCAAGTGGGTTGCGGATCAGTGGCACGGAACAGTGATGGTCACATACGGCAGCGTTCCGTCATGTCAATATGCACGGGATCATAAACGGAAGATGCGACGAAAGGTGCTAGACGGCATTCATTGTTCGTATGCGGGTGTTGTTGAAGAGATCACGGCGAAGTTGGAGAACTTTACACACGCTCACGAATATGGATCGGCCGAGAAAACGAAACTCGCGCAGCGCCGCGCTGCTCTGATTGATCCACTGGGTCGCGGACCATTAACCGTCGTGTCGCCACCCGCATTTCACGCGATGCCTGCGTTCACAGAGAAATACCCGCACTTTGTTTATCGCTAATTTCGCTTTCGCTTTCGCTCTCTTCCGCTTGCTTCTTCTTGTAGTTGTCAATCGCGGCCTTGATCGCATCTTCGGCAAGCACCGAGCAATGAATTTTTACTGGCGGGAGTGCTAGTTCGGTAACGATGTCGGTGTTCTTGATGTCCATTGCCTCTTGGACGGTTTTGCCCTTGAGCCACTCTGTCGCCAGACTGGAACTGGCAATTGCAGAACCACACCCAAACGTCTTGAACTTTGCGTCATCGATGATGCCCGTCTTTGGATTGATCTGCACCTGTAGCTTCATGACATCACCGCACTCTGGCGCACCAACTAAACCGGTGCCCACGTTCATGTCATTCTTTGGAAGCGAGCCGACGTTGCGCGGATGCTCGTAGTGGTCAATCACCTTATCTGAGTAAGCCATGTCTTTGTTTCCCTCTGTCGTTAATTAGGTTCGTCATCCGGCGCGCCGCGGGAAAGTATGTGAACGGGTCGAGCATAACGGACCCCGCTGCTGCTGCCTTTGTGGAGAAGTATCCATATTTCATCTTTCGTCAACCACTCAATACCCTCATTCGCGACAAGCACATTGTTGCGAATGTTCTCATCATAGATCGCCGTCGCTTTTGCGTGGGCCTCCTCGCGTGTTAGCTGAAGGCGATAGTGTTCGAGTTTTTGCTTCCACGGCGTACGAATCATATCCAACATGTTGTCTAGATCGTACGTGCCCTGTGTCAGCCCGCGGCGTAACAGTCGCAACAGGAGATCTTTATCTTCTCGGCCGTAGAATTCGAACCTCTCGTCAAAGCCGCCTGCTGCGTATAACAAGTCACGTCGAGTGGTGAATATTCCGATGTATCCCGTGGTTTGTGACCGCAGCAGATCACATTGTGTTTCCATCAAGCGTGTGCGAATGGCTTGAAAGAAGTTCTCGCGGGGGAGAATGTCCGTTGCGCTAAGGATGACGTATTCACCATCGGATACCCGTAACGAAAGGTTTCGAGCATTAGCCATGTGGTAGTGGTCACGGTCGCGATAGATGACATGGACAAATTGATTTGGTGCGTCCAATTTATGTAACCACGGCGAGAGCATCGGTGCGAGTGATGGCTGCTTACCGTAGTCTACAATTATGATCTCTACGGGCGGGCTCGCGTTCGCCGCAGTGATGATGTGCGGAAGCGCCTGTTCTAAATCATCCTCGCGTTGATGACACGGAATCGTGTAACTAAGTAGCGCGTTCGTAGTATTTATCATGAGGATGACGCTGTGGTTCCGCCGTGCGCTTCATGGTGTTATTGGCGAGACATATTGGACAGGTGTGCGATGACATTGGCGACAGGCGAGTTTCCGGATCCGGCATGGTGTGTCCCTGTTTACACACATAACCCATAATGCGAGCGGGGTTACCGCAAACGAGCGTATGCGTTGGAACAGAACGTGTCACAACCGCCCCTGCCGCGATCATCGCATATTCACCAATAACTATGTTGGCGAGGATGGTAGAGTGGGCTCCCAGTGACGCGCCTTTCTTGACAGTGGTGTATGCGGGTTCCCAGGGCCCAAATGCGCGTGGCGTGAGGTCGTTGGTGAAGGCGACGTGGGGACCGACAAAGACATCATCTTCTAATATCACACCATTGTAGACAGACACGCCGTTCTGAATTTTACAGCGATCACCGATCACTACACCGGTATCAATGTAAGCGTCTTTACCAATAATACACTCTGCACCTATTTTTGCTCCCGCACGAATATGTGCGAAATGCCAAACGTGCGTGTTCTCACCAATGGTAGCGCCAGATTCGACAATCGCGGTAGAATGAATTGCCATTTGTGCTTTTAACCATTCCAATGTTGACATTATTATGTTCCGTGCTTGAACCGTAGGAAGTCGATACAGTTCTTGATATGATAGTTTCTCTGATGAATCTGTTTTAGAACATCTTCGATGAACCGCAGAACCTCTTCCAAATACACTTTCTTCTTTAGTGCATCCTGTATACCGGCGTCGCCTTCGATGTAGATCCCGACATTTTGTGAGAGAATTTTTAGCGCCAATGGCGGCCACCCGAGCGTCTCGCGTTCGGCGTCATCCATCTTGCCAAGAAAGTACTCCCACTTCTGCCGGTAGATTACCTTGTAATCGCTGTCGAGCTTCTTAAACCGCAGTCGTTCGGTGGTGTAGTATCTCCACCATTTGGCGTGAAGGAGCGGTACGTTTCGCGCCGACTCATCAAGCGCAGATAGGTCAAGCACGGCGTCATCTTTCCATGTATCAAGATATTGATCGAGCGTCATGGGTATATGATATCACATAAACGTCTTAACTTCAAATGATGAACAGGAGAACGTACAGGTCGTTGTGAGTATTGGCGAATCGCTCTCGCTGGTGCTGAACTCTACTGCCGACATTCCCATTGGGAAGAGTTCTTCAAGTAAAATTTCTGCCACTATCGCACCCGTATCTGGTTGCAATATTATTAGTGTTCCCCGAGTCTTTTCCAAGTCAACCGCATGGGCCCGTGGATTGCCCTGTAATGTGAGTTGCTGGGCACGAAAGTTCTCGACTTCTTCAAAGTTGTGAGGAAATCCAACCCCCTTCATCCAGTAGTACAGGCTGAAGTAGTTCTTAAACTTGGCATCAATGAGATAGGTAACCTCGACGCTGCCGTAGGTCAGTTGGGTGCCAGGATGATGAATCGCGTGGAACGGATTGGGTTGTGTGGCCACCCCAAGATCCACATTCGGAATACTCACCTTCTGCACAAAGAACGACAAGTCCGGCAACCGTTCAATTTCAAACTTGAAATGGTTGGCGTACAGCGTATTCTGTGTTTGTTGAAACTCCGAGGGGGTGTATGTTTGTGCTACTTCCATGTATGATATTTAGTTGATCATAGCAATGTCGGTGTGCCCTTCACGTATTTGATTTTGCGGTTAATATATCCCCACGGACAGGCATCCGTGTGCCCCTGCGCTCGGAGCATCTTACAGTGCCAACATCGGATGTTTCCTTCCGACACCAATCCCTTTTCTAACTTCTCCACCACATACGGTGATTCTGAGTCGTGTAGATGGAAGTGTCGAATAAGTTGGTCAATATGGACCGTCATCAAATTGTATTGGCGCTTCTGTTCATCGTAGTCGAGACGAAGTGGTGTAATTTTTTGCCACAGCACACATGCTGCGATGCCCAACCCAATTGATGTTACAAGTAAGAGCGAAGTAAGACTAATCCATCCCCACATATATTATCCTTAAAAATATGTCGTGACAGCCAGAAGGCCGCCACGACATATGTAGTCACCGTCTGTTCGTGTAAACGAACTTACTCATCATCATTCAACACATCAGCAAAGAACTTCTTCACATCATCATCATCGTCATCCGCTACCGCGGCTTTTGGCGCAACGGCTTGCGTGGTTTTTCCCACGGTTGTCGAGGCGCTCTTGGGTTGTACCGCCGGTTTAGAGACTGGGAGTTCGGCGTCTCGCTCGATGGAGTCTTCGGCGGTTCGGGGGGCGTTTCCGGTGTCACCGAAGAGGGTTCGGTTGAATCGCTTTTCAAGCTCGCTGTAGTCTTTGAACTGCGATTCGTGAGTGAACTCCGTGAGTGAGTGTTCCCCCTCCCACGTTGTTTCTTTCTTCGCATCGTCGCCATCAAAAAGTTCAATCGGCTCAGTGAACTCTGACTTGTCATAGTTCTGATATCCTGCAACTTTCTGAGATTTCAGTTTGAAATCGCATCCTTCCCACAGATCGAACGGGTTTGCCGGCTTCTGATCAGGAAACTGTGGTTCCAAAAGTTCCATGATCTTCGTGTGGATTCTCGGGCCGTACTTGAACAGAAACGCCGAGCCGTTATTCTCGGGGTGTGCGTCGTCTTCAATAACCAGAATGTTACTGATGTAACTCTGCTTCCGCTTACGGTCACGGGCGATGCTCTTGTCGGACTCTACACCAGAGTTCCAGAGCTTGTTGTTACCCTTACACACAGGGCACGGCCGATCCGACAATGTCGTTGGGCAGTTCTCGATGAACCACGATCCCGATTCCGACTTGAATCCGTGAGCAAAGAGACGCGCCCATGGAATTTCTTCACCCTTTGGGGCAGGCAGAAAGCGAATCTTCGCGAATCCGATGCCCGTCTTGGCGTCTACCGACAGCTTCCAAAAGCGTTCGTCGGCACTACGTTTGGTGCTGGTTTTCTTGACTTCTTCGGCGAGCTTGGAGAGGAGATCCTTGCGGTTGTTGCGGAGGGTCGTAAAGTTTGTAGCCATAGTATCCTTTTCGTTATATTTTCTGTGTACGGTGTATGACGTATTGTATCATTATTTAGTTACGAGAACAACTGGTATTCTTCCTGCTCTGGCGTGAGTGACGATAGCCGATACGACGCCCAGAACGCATCGGCAAGTTTGTGTGTCATCTGCCGCCATGATGGGCGTACCAGATTGAGGAGTTGATCTGCTTTACGAAGGCGCGTCAGCCATGGCATCACACCTAGTGACGATTTCTTCCCCTCGCGGCGCTCCCAATACACTGGCCAATTATATCCCTTGTCCGGTTGTGGAATCAAGAGCAGGAGACACGCAAGATCCAACGGCAGGATTCGGCTCATCACTTCGCTGAGACTGGTTGGCATCACGGATCGCTGCCCGTCAATCATCGGTGCGTACAGCCATTCATCCAGCAACCGTGGTTTCAGGCGTTTCCGCACCTCATAGAGATCGTGTTTCAATACCGTAATCCCGTTCTCTGCGCGAGATGATAACGCAATGCCCGCATCTACCGCCTCGGGCGTGACAACATCAGTGATGTACGCAGTTGGCTTGAAGAAGTGTGTCATCAATAACGTGGCATGGATCTGCTCATCGTTGAGCTTGGTCGAGAGTCTGTAGTAGAACTGCCTGTCCCGCTGTTGAATGAGCGGGCCGGTTTTGATGTGCCCTCGGTATTTGATGAAGTCGTAGGTGTCGGTGCTGAAGTACATACGGTACGCCTTCGCCAACGTGAAGACATGTTCTGGCGACATTAACCGGGCAATTCATTGTTTTTCGGAATCAGGTGGAGCCGTTGGGCATCTTGTGTCAGCCCATATTTGATTTTATCACCAATCAATGGCACGACGGCGTCTACGTCGAGTTGTCGCGACTCGCAGTAGTATATGATCGCGTCGATGTACGAGAGCCGTTTCTCAGCCACAAGATTCTGAATGTGGAGGGTGAGTTGTTCGGACGTAAGATGTGTCACTGCCATAATGATTCTCAAAAAGGTGCTGGTTTCTGTTGCCAGGAGAGCCAGCGTCCCCGCTACACTATTCCTAGTCTAGCAATTTGCGACCAACTAGGCCGCGAGTGCGAACTGGTTATCAGTTCTGTGTGTCTCTGTTTTACGACAGCGACTTGTCGATAGCCTCCCCGCGTTCGCACAGTTCCCGTCGAATCTATTTCGCCCCCATCAAAAAAAGATTAGATAAACTACGCCGCTGAGGAGAAATATATCCGCGCAAATGGACCATACCATATATGCTCTGAGCAGCCACTTGCTTACCTCTTGGGCTAGGGGGTTCTTCATTGTTAAGCCCCTGTAGTTCTTTTTTCACGCTAATCTCCTTTTGGTGGAGGCGGCCGGTACTGCCCCGGCGTCCGAAAACCGTTGTCCGCGCTTCAACGACTACAGAAGTAATTATATCACACGCGACGACAAATGTCGAGGCACCTAGTGTCGGAATACCTCCTTATAAAGCGGCAAGTCTTTGGTACGTTGCTCGACAAGCTCTGCCAATGTGCCATGCGCGGCGTCCCGCTCAGAGAGAAGCGGAGACTCTACACCTTGCAGATCCGTTCGTTCGGCGTGCAGATGGGTGGTGTCGGGTTTCTCAGCTATCAATGGTAATTACGCCACAGATACCGTGGCATGTGTGTAGAAGTAGTTAATCGCTTCGCGCAGTTGATCATAATAGTCCATTGGACGAATTGTAAACACTTGTAACCCCTCTGGAGACGCGACAGGAAGCACGACCTGTTTGCACTTCATTCCCGTGCGTTCATACAAGGCGAGTGCGTAGAACGCGCCCTGTACGCAGTAGGACTGAACATACGCTTCCTTCTTCGGTTTGTTGGATTGCTTGAAGTCTACGATAGACAACACGCCGTCCACTTCCGCAATCAAGTCGGTACGTCCTGCCACCAAGAGTTTGTCGGAATAGAGATCAACTTCCTGCTCGTAGACGCCGGTAATGTTCGCGTCGAGCCATGGATGGAGGTGTCGCCAGAGTTCCATCACATGTGGCTCGACATCGTCGATGGGTAAATTGCCGAGATATTCCTCGGCGAGTGTGTGGAGTTTGAGGCCACGCCCTGATGCCGTTTTTGAAACCTGCGCGGCTACCTTTTTCCCGACACGCTTCTGCCATGCTATGAGTTCCGGTTTCGGTTTCGCTCCGAGAACACGCGTGATAGAAGGATAGACCAGTTCAGTGCCTACAACAGAATACACACGACCGGTGGTCGAGTTATGCTGTTTGAGCTTGGGGAGTCCGAGCGGCGTATGATGATGAAACATTACTCTGGAATCTGTATGGTTGATCCGCGATTTCTTTTCTTGATGTCGCGGAGCATGTCCTTGAATGTCTCTGGTGTTTTCAGCCCACCTCGGTTGATGGTGTAGCTCACGCCTGGCGCGGCGATTACACGCTCAAGTGTGCCTTCCTTTTTACACGTCGGGCACGGTTGTGTGGTCGGATAGTCACGTTCGGCAATTAAAAATTGCACGTCCTCTATCCTAAAGTCACAAGCATTACAGGCGTAGTCATAACGTGGCACAAAAACACTCCTTAGTGGATATACGTATTTGAGGAATACAGCCTGGGATTTTCAAATCGTTCATCGGGCCCGACCGAGTTCGGTAGATATGTAAGCACGCCCAATGAGGCACGAACAACCTGTGCAATGTCATCGTAAAAGTTACTATGTTCGGGTGGAACTAAGCTCGCCCGCATTTCACAAACGTTCGCCAGCACTAGCAGACAATCCATAGCAGACTCTTGTGATGTCTCATCCATCATTGCCTGTGCGAATTCCTGCATTGCTTCCACTTCTTCTTCTTTACTTTCGAATATCGATGACATTACCGTGTCTTTGCGGTATCGAATCTTAGGTGGCGTCGGATTCATTATGCGACTCCTTCTCAGATGATGTCGAAGTTTCCTCGGACATCCACCGTCGAACGCGTGCTATTGAATCAGGCGTCAACCGGCGGACCAGCGGGCTGCCCATCGTCGCCCGTATGTAAACACAGAGCGCACCTATTCCCAACACTATATCCCCGAATGAATCCGCCGCCGGAAGATTGTATATAGCAATCGCGAGAGCGGACAGCGCGATGCCGATGCGAATTGCTTTATCGAATTGTAGGGTAGTTTCGCACTCTAGTTTAAGCTGCGATGCAACACGCTGCGAGACGGATTCGCTAAGGAGGTCGTTATCTTCGCTGCTCATTGTCTTTTCCACTCGTCATAGTCTTCAAACGCTTCCGTGTCGTTATTCTTCACCGCATGGCGCAACTCTGTTTCTATCCGTTGCTTGGTTGGTACCTTGACGATCTTATCGGTATACGGGCTCAGTTCTCGCTTTCGGTTTAAGTTTTTGTACGCGGAGACTTTTTTTCTCTGACGTATTCCGTTAGACATGATACTTTCATTAACCTCTTATCGAAGAAATTTAATAGAGACCGGGCGTTCCAACAAGCCAGGAAACGCCGCATCAACGATTTTCTTTGGCACTCGATAGGCATTGACAAACTTTCCGTCCTTCGCCGCCACGATCATCGCCGCTTCAGTTGGGTGGATGCGCTCAAGAAGTTGTTGGAACAACACTTCACGTCGCCGTGGCGCGAGTCCGTCGTTGCCGCCACGCAAATAAAGGTACATGGTTCGCATCTCCCGCATCAGGTTTGATGGCGTCAATCCATGTGCGCCCTTTTCGGCTTTGTGTGGCGGCGTACCTTCGGGTAACAACCACTCAACATCCGAGTGCGCCAACTTCAAGAAATACAGTAAGGCCTGTGAGTTATTCTCGCGGAGGTTCTTGACCTTGTCCGCTATCTTGATGAGTTTCTGTTGCCGTTCGAACACTTCCCCGAGACTCCGAAGGTGCCGTGAATGCTTTATCCTCATGATTGGCAGTGCCATTCTCCGATAATAGGTGACAGACTTGTTTCAATAAACGCACGATATCGACAATTGGCTGATCACACGCCGTATTCCATCGACCCGTACTCTCATAGTATTGTATCATACTTTTCAAACGAGCGAGCGTTTCTTCTTCCAGCTTTTTATATACTTCTGCCGATGATAGGTTATCAACGACGGGTTGTACGTAATCACTCCGCGGCGTAAAAGGAATAACGTTTGCAGTCATTCAATAACCAACTTCTGTACTGGCGTGCCTTCGCTAATGACCGCCTTCAACAGATGCTTCCATGATTCCACACGTCCTTCAAACGAGTAGAACTGTTGATAGTAGATGCTCTGGAGCTTGAGGATGGTGTGAATGTGTTCATCATCATAGGTGTCTATCGCTCGACGCATACACCCCAGCGTACGGGTAATCATCACTTCGGGGCGTTCATCGAATTCGAACATCCAGGCCCATTCCGCCGCGGTTTCCGGCAGCGCACCAAAGTTTGTGGTGATTGCCAAGCAGCCCGACATGAGGGCTTCCTGAATCGCCATACATGAGGTTTCCGCGTAGATGGACGGATAGACAAACACATGTGAGTCCATTAGTGCGCCACGCACGATGCTGTTCTCCTGTGTGCCGTGATAGACGACACACGGGTTCGCCTTCAAGGCGTCGAACACGGGCTTGAACTGCTCGTCTGCGTTTTCCCATCCGTAAATCTTGAAGGACGAATAAACGTGAAGTTCCCAATCCTGGCGTTCCTTTGCGAGTGCAGCCGCGGCCGCCGTCAAGATTGCCAGGCCACGATGCGGGGTGGACGTATACATAAACCGCAGTTTTCCATCCTGCTTTGGTTTGGGAAGCACGGCCGCCCGATGCGGCACACCATTTTTGATGACGAGGCCTTCGCTATACGGAATACCGAGATACTGATTATACTGCTGTTGCTGCCAATGAGAGACAAACACAATGCGATTGAACTGTGTACGATACGTCGGGTCACGCAAGACAGCACTGGCGGGATCTTGCGGCAAATCTTGAAGAATAAGAACACGCGGCTTATCTTCAAAGGTGTAATTCTCTGGGCGAGACATCATAATTTGAACTTGGTCAGTCAGTTCTGGCAGCGCCTTCCGAATATTCGCTTCCAGTAATTCTGTGCCGCCCATGGGCTTTGCGTTGGGGTCGAACGCGTCGTCACTCATTGAGTATCATCCTTTTTTAGAGTATCGGTTTTGGGCGTTGTAGCCTTTGATAATGAAACTGCTGACGCTGCTGAGTCTTTCAATCGTCTCACCCGCGCCGCCGCATTCAGGACACGCAACTTCTCCAAGATTTCGGTAGGAGTGAACATACTGTTGGAAATGTTTTTCGCAGTCATGGCAAATCAATTCATAGAGTGGCATGTTTTGGTTTTGGAACCACCGCTTCGACTATGTCTTTCGTATCAAGAATACCTCGTCGAATAGACCAGTTATAATCGACGGCCGCCTTTAATGTTGCGAAGTCGTATCTCATGAGATCGCAGGCATGGAGCAACGCCGCGGTATCTTTGGGGAAACAGAAGCCGCCCCAGCCACGCTGTTGTGTGACGGTCGTGTGGTTAGCACCAATATCGTCACGCATGATGAGCAGCGACCGGACAACGTCGAAGTCCAATCCCTGCCGTTGACACAGATCGAAGATGTGATTGAAGAAGCTCACCTTCACTGCCAGAAAACCGTTCGACGCATACTTCATCATGATGGCTTCCTTGACCGCGCACTGGTGGATGTGAGCTTTGGGTAGCACCGTGTTGAAGTACTTCGTCCATGTGGCGTCAGGCGTATCATCACCAAGCACCACAAAATCCTGTGCGGCAAAGTCTGCGGCCGCGTCGGCCGCCTTTAGGAATTCGGGGGAGTATGTTATCTTCATGTGTGGACGCTGCGCCTTGATCGTGTCCCAAGATCCAAACGTGAGCGTACTCTTGATAAGCACCGGCACGTCAGGGTACTGGTGTGCAACACGCTTAAGTACGTCTAGAACGTTGTCGATATTACAACTACCATCGGGTGCCTGCGGTGTGGAGACACAGACGATGATACCATCGACCTCAACGAATCGCTTCGAACTGACAACGAGACCGCCAAGCACCGTATCCGTTTGCGTCGTGCTGTGAAGAAGGTCCCACGAACCACGTTCGGGAAATTGGGGATCGATAATGTAATGGGGAAGGCGCTTCGACGCGGTGTTGTAAAGGGCAGAACCAACATAACCAAATCCAGCAATAACGTACATGCACTAATCTCCCATTAAAATTCTAGCCCGAAGCATTTGTTACCGTTAATTATATCACAGATCGGGAGGCGGGGGAAGCTGCACGGTCACTGCGGTCATGAAAAACTTTCGCATTTCCCTCTCCACAATCTTATCGTCTCTGTCCCGCGCTTCCATATTCAAAACACACCAATCATCCATCGCCCCCTTTACCTCTCGGCTTCCCTGCCCACTTCCGGCGGGGAATGTTGAGGAGGCGTAGAACCCGTTGACGCATTCCACCAACATGCTTATTTGCATTGTGGTTGGAGGGGCGTCGTAAAAAACCCCCAACAACATAAAAGATGTGGCGATAGATAGAATCATTAACCTACGCTAAAAGCTTGAATGAGTCAGTGTGTCTGTAGTCCACCCCTCCACTAGTAGCCCAACATTATTCGAATGCGTGACTAACGTATCGTGTTTCAAACACACATCACACATAGCGGTGTGGTACTCTGCAATGGGTAGCGGTTTCTGTTCCTGTACCCACGTACTATATTTAGTCGCGCAGCGCCGACACACTGCCGTTGGTTGTTCCTGTGCAATCTTGTAGTCTGCCACAGTTCTATTGGTCCTTGCCATTTCGAATGATCATCGTCCCGTGGATTGATAAGATTGCTTATTCCACACCGCGTCCTCGGAATGTGCGTCTCGCCGTGGTCGTTGCGGCCGCGTTGGTGTAATCCTAACGGGGTTCAACTGTTCTGCCTGATGTGTTGCCCGAGCGCGTTCTTTGATAAGACGCTCCGGTGTGACCTCGCCGTAGAGGGTAGTCTTGATGGTGGTGGTGCCGACGGTAGTTGTAAATGTCATAATGTTTCCTAGAACGTTACACTCACGACGAACCCCGTTTGATTGATGGTCACACCAGTTGTCGTGCCGACATACGGTGAGAACCACAAGTTCGTCAACGGTTGGCGCGCCAGCGACCCGAGGTTGAATGAGATCGGCGCAATACCAACGCTCTGTTCTTCTTTGGACAGTGCGACCATAGGTGTGAGGAATGCCCAACGGGTATCTTCGGTTGCTGTCGTGTTACCACGTTTCAACCACGGAGTTGCGAAAAAGATTCGCTGCTCACCGCCCGCGTGTCCGACACCACCCTGTACCGTCAGCTTGGTGTAGAAGTGCGGCGTGTTGCCTGTAACCGCAACCGTTGTGGTTTCCGTTGTGGGAATCAGCACACGCTCGTCATTTGGGCCGATCTCATATAGACGAATGAGGTTCGTTGGGACATTGTCTTTGTCGCGCCCAACGCTATTGACGATGGAGAACTTCTGTGTGAGCGTGTAGTTCGCGATATTATTTTCTGCGGTGAAGTCCAGTCGCCAGTCTTTGAACGTCACGGTCGCCACGGCGGGTGCTGTCTCTGTCGGTGGAACCACAGTAGTGACCGCAACGCCGGTGCCACTGCTCTGTGCTTCTGCCAACGACACCGACAGTTGTTCGACCCGTATCTTCAACTCGTCGTTTTGTTCCAGCAAGGCGAGCGCCGCGGTTTGATCCTCTATCTCAATATATTCGACCACGACCCTCTCAGTAATGACCTCGACGGGCACCTCTATGGTGACAACATTCGGCGCGGGCTGACTGATGGTGGCGGTTGTTTCGGGTGATGGACGTTGCAGGTAGCCAAAGAAAAACGCAGCTACAACCAATATGGTAAGAAATACCGTCACCATTTGTCCACCGCATATGCGCTTGAGTGTGGCGATAAGTTTATTCAATATATGCATCTTACGGCTATTTAGCTCACCAACGCACTTCTTAAAGAAGGATCAGTTGGCGACGAGCCTCGCGAGGCCCTCTGGCGTTGACGATGTAAAGTAATCAATAGTCTTCTGAAGGCCCTGTTCAAGTGTGACGGACGGTTCCCATTGTAACATCGTTTTGGCAAGCGTGATGTCTGGTTGTCGTTTTTTAGGATCGTCCACCGGAAGGGGACGAAAGACGATGCGACTTCTGGAATTAGTCAACCGGATTACCGTGCGGGCGATTTCCTCCACCGTGACCTCATATGGATTGCCAATGTTGATTGGGTCGCTCCAACTCGCATCTAATGCCATCAACCGCATCACGCCCTCGACGAGATCCGTTATGTAACAGAAGCTCCGCGTCTGACTACCGTCACCGAAGACCGTCACATCTTCATTGTAGAGTGCCTGAGATATAAACGCTGGGATAGCGCGGCCATCCTTGGGCCTCATATGTGGACCGTAGGTGTTGAAGATACGTGCAATCTTTACGTTGAGTCCGTGGGAACGATGATACGCGAGCGTCAGTGCTTCAGCAAATCGCTTCGCTTCGTCATACACACCACGTGGTCCAGTGGGGTTGACGTTGCCCCAGTACGTTTCCTTTTGTGGATGTTCCAGTGGATCACCGTACACCTCAGACGTTGACGCGAGGATAAATCCCGCATTTTTCGCTTTCGCGAGTCCTAGCGCATTGAGTGTTCCAAGAGAACCGACCTTGAGTGTTTGGATCGGCAGTTCAAGGTAGTCCTTTGGGCTTGCGGGACTCGCCCAGTGTAGCACGAAATCAACCGGGCCATCGATGTCGATGGGATGGGTGACATCATGCCGAATGAAGTAGAACGAATCATAGAGTTCAAACTGCCGTAAATTGGCAATGTTCGCAAGACTACCAGTCAGGAGATTGTCGATACCGATCACCTTATGTCCGCGATTTAGCAGCGTCTGACTGAGATGAGAGCCGATGAATCCGGCCGCACCCGTAACAACTATTCTCACGACGACGCTTTTTTTAGCTCTTTCTGATATCGCTGACGTTGTCTTACGGCGCCAATACCTTTCCCCAATCGCCGATCTAGGTCATCGAGCTTATGCTGTGTCGTGAGTTCGTCCCAGCGAGCAGTGCGCTCGGCACCCTCTTTGATTCGCTCTACCTTGCGATCAGGGCGTGGCGTGTTTTTCTTTCCGCTACCTTTAAGTATAGTCATTTCACGTTCCTATTGACGGTTACGTTTGCGAGAACTTTTTGCTAATTGCGCCTTGCGACGGTTCTTCGCTTTCGTCTTTGCTTTACTCTTGACTCGCAATACACGACGTTGCTCTACTTCGACCATCTGTCGCAAAATTGCGAGTTTCTTGGCCTGCAGTTCAGCTTCGGGTACCGTGATCCGTTTCGGTGTCGTGTCTGTCGTGTCGCCTTCGGGTGCGCCGGTAATTTCATACTCGACAGGTTCGGTAGGTGCAATAAGAGTTGGTTCTTTGTCCATTAGACTCCCCATTCATCTGGATGGGCGATAGGCGACCATCCCATATTACGAAATGTGTCACGAACTTCGTCAGTGACAACACCCTCTTCGACCGCACCTTCGAGGCATCCCATACCACTACAATACCAATGGACGTACGTTTCTATAACGTCGGGGTTCTCTGTCTTGTTATAAAACTCGTTACGAATCAGTGCGATGATTTCTGCGGCTTTGCGCCATGAATACGACACCTTTATTGGATCCGCGCCTGTTGTCAATTCCTCTACACGAATAAACTGTTGATTGCAGAGTGCCGCATACACATGCTGGGCAAACACTTCGTCTCTTCCAATACGTTTACAAATATCGGTTTGTGCCCACAAGTCCGTTTTTAAGACATCATGAATGTCATCGGCATAGTTTTGCTCGTCGGTGGCGAAATGCTTGACCATCTCTTTTTTTGGTTTCATGTGGTCCATTATATCATACAATCATTGGCGGAGAGTGCCGGAATCGAACCGACTACCCGATCACCGAGCGACAGTTTTCAAGACTGCTTGCCACCGTTGGCCTACTCTCCCTGTGTTTGGCACGGATATTCATAGTTGTCGGACTCCTGATTAGTACTGAGTACTTTCGCCCCGTTCGCCAAATGAAAATCGCGAGCCATGTCTGTTATTGGTGAGAGCGTGACAACTCGCGTGATTTCACTGTGCGCGGCCATGATGTGCTTCAGTGCTGCGGATACCATCTGGCGACCTGAGCCACGCACATACGACCACACGGAGTAGAGAGTCACAATTGGCGCGCCGAGACTCATTGTCATGTCGGACAGTTCTGCCATCGTGCGAGGTACTGCCGAGACATACGCTACACAGAGAACCGCGAGAATAACACCGTCATTGTAAAGCCCGTAAACTTCTCGTCCGTCTGCAATTCGAAATTCCATCGGGAGATGGCGGCGCACCTGATCATCCCGAATCAATGGGCATGACAGGTCGTTAATTTTTTGCAGATAATTCATTGCCATGTTGATACTCGCGAACACGTGGCATGATCTTCTCTCCGCGTTCACGACATTCAAGCATCTCTGTCCAAAATGCAACACGATCACGTACAATTTTAAGTGACGAACTCCAGAGTGTCGGCATATTATTCTCGTTGATATAACCTTCGTAGACGGTGGCAGATTTCTGAAAGTGGGTAATGATGCCACGAATGTCATCGAGTGTGATTATGTCCGCCCACTGTGGGTGAAGGGGGCTGGCCTTGCGATATTTAGGCATGTGCATATTATAGCAAACTCCTTCTGTCGTAGCAATAAAAATCGTGTTACGGTACTGGCATGTGGAGCCATTCTGGCGCGTCACGTCGCTTCCATGTGTCTGACTCGATAGTGCTGCCGCCGTAATACTTCCGATACGCATTAACGGTGGCGTCCCATGTGTTACCGCCAGCATCGGCCGATCCGGTAATTTTGTAAATATCCGGTATACATTGCGGTGGTGGCGTATCAGTCTTGAGACTGGGTATCTTGGGTACTCGCGCAAGAGCGCGCCGCAGGCGACTGGATGCGTGTACCTTTCCGGTGCGATATGTGTATTCCTCCCATGTCGCACACGCAAGCTCATACAGCCACGCATAGTGGAGTGGATGCGTACGCGCCCATATTGTCGTTGGATGATGCTCTTGTATCATTTTGTATAGACCCACCAATGCCGGTTCTTCGGGGTGCGAACAGGCACGGTGGGCTGATGAGAGAAGTTGGGCATATTCGATAGACTGTTGGCGCACATGCTTATCGGTGTGCATCTTTGCCGCTTCTTTCGGGTCACGGTGAAGGACAAAAATATTCATTAGATACCGTATCCCGCTGCTTTCATTCCCGCCGCCGTTTGCCATGGCACACTCGGCCGGAGATGATTAACAGTCTCATCTGTCTCGCCCTCGATGCGATAGTCCACAGTTTCCAAGTTAGACAATAACTTGTTTAGGGCAGCGGCCGCGAGTCGGCGCGCCGCCTCAGGCGCCAGCGTTTGCCCGTGGACATGAGCGTAGTGCCCAGCGACTTGCCAGAAGGTGGCATACCCGTGGTAGTTCAACCACTCGTTCAGTCCGTCCATGTCGGACGAGTGAAAGTCGAGCGCCCTATCGGCGTAGTGCATCGAGTTTCTCATGTGAATATGATCGTTTCCACTAACAACAGTCACCCAATTGCCAGAACGCACTGCCCAGACGGCAGCCGTCCAATACATCTTATGCAGACTTATCGGAAGTGTGACTGGCACGCGCAGGCCCTCTACCGCAATGGCTGAGGGCCACCCTGCGGGGGGAGTATGAACCCGTCCCTCGCCAACAGGTCGGTTTGCGTTTCATGGACTTTAGCTACCGCTTCAAGTGCCGCGGCAAGTTCACCATTGATAGCCACAAGCGTTTCCTCATGTCTGTGCGATTCGATGAGACAGATGCCAATCATGACAAAACACACGATCCATGGCCCGAATTTGTCGATGACTGCGTTGAATACATCTAACATTGATATTGCTCCTTTTACGATACTGTTAAACAAACACTATTATACCAGATCTCTGGGTACCGTGCAAATTATTTTCCGGTGGTCGTGATGAGGGGATCTGATTCGCTGGACACGCCATATTTGGCGATCCAGTAAGCATCTGCCAAGTCAGAAAGCGGGGCCTTGGCACGTGGCGTTGTGGGCGAGCGGGGGAAGAACGTACTACACCAACTCTGCCCATTGGGGTAGTCCTTGAGGAACGCGGATGTCATGCGTATTTTGTCGGCGTTACCTTTTCCAGTCGCAAACTTCTTGACGACCGTGGGAGGTACAGCATACACGGGGTAATCGGCTTTCCAGAGTAAGTACTTGAGAATGCCGGTATGTTCGCCAATATGAAAGACACGCCCCGTTGCGCTGAAGGCGTAGTTCTCCAATAGTACGGCACGAACATCCGAATGATGCTTCAACCACTCAATGAGTGCAATGGCAGTTGCTTCGGCTCGTTGCGTCACGTCGAGTGTTGTGATCTTATGCGTCGAGATCGAGGGAAGTGACGCATAGGTTCGTTGACTGGCAAACCAGAATTGTGGTGTGTCATAGGGAATACACGCCGCCGGGCACGTCATAGAGTAGTCCACACCCGCGATCATTCATCGTCCCGGTTGAAATCTGCATCATCGTCATACACGTCTTCAAAGAATTCCTCGCGGCCGGGTTTGTCATACGGCATTGGAACTGCCTCGCTACAGAATGGACAAAATTGTACAAGCTCCACATTCTGACCGGTGATGGTACAGGTGTATAGACAGGACGCACATTCAATAACGATTCGTTTCTTGGACGACATATATCAACTATCCTTTTTCGCTGGTTTATTATTTATCGCGGAATGAGATCCACAATTTCACAAACACCCGCACTACAGGCGAGTTCCTGTGTACCAGATGTATGGTCTGTCTTTTCATAATCTCCGAGCTTCGTCCAGTCCACATTTTTAGGCATCTTCTTCAGCCACTCCTCATATTCAGTCTTGGTGATGTCCTGATATGGTGCCTGCTGGTAAATGTGTTCTGAGTTTGGGAGGAACGACAGCCCAGATACCTTGTCGAAGTTGCGATAGATCCACGCACCAACATCGAGCCACTCATCTTCCTTGACATAGATCGTGGCACTGGGTTTATGCTCACACCAGCTATCCTGATAGGTGCGCCAGAATTCCAATTGTTCGACCGCATCTCGCTTGTTGCGTGTGATGCACCCCTTCGGCGCTTTCTGTGGAAACGAAAACACCCACGTATGATCGGGGCGCATCACATCCGCTTCGACGGGAAAGCCCGCATCGATCATCATCTTCGCCAACGGGTCTTTCTTATCCGCCCGCACTGTTCGAATATAATACTCTGCGTGTCGTGCGTGAATACCCGACGCACTATCAACAAGGTTCGACACGGTGCCTGAAGGCTTCACACAAGTGATGGCGACGCTCTGTGGAATGCCGATCTTCTTCGCCCACTCTGCGTTTGTCGCGACAGTGATCGCCTTCAATGCTTCCAGTCGTTCAGCTAATCCTTTGCTGCCGCCGTTGGTGAGTGCGCTATCCATGATGCCCGTGAGGGAAACACCAAGCAACCGCTCTTCGTCGCAGTTCTTCTTCCAATCTTTACTCACGTAGCTAAAGTTCGTCAGGGTTGACTGGAACGTGCCGAGGATGGTCGCGAGACGCACCTTCGCCGTCAGCGTCTCCTCGGTATCATCGACGCGCACCACCACTTCGCTCAGGTTGCAGAACTCTCGACTCCGCAGAATAATCTCCGAGCATGGATTCGTGCCGAAGTCATGGTCTGTGTTTCGGCGCCCGGTTTTCTCCGATTGGATCTTTGCACCGTAACGGGAAAAGACGCCACGCTCACCGCTCTTGCTTTCGTAGAGAGCTTTCCATTCATCGAGGAAGGTAGATAGTGTCGGACGTTCCTTCTGCGCCACATAGCTGTTGTTGGACAACGCCCGCTGGGAGTTCATGTTCCACCACTCCCCGTTCTTCGCATGGCGCATTCTGTCATCATACAAATCTGAGAGCGAGATCAGCGCACTGCGACGAACGCCACCCACGACAACAATCTCCGCGATCTTACAGACAATGTCATGACACTCTAGTGTGGTCAATCTTCGTCCGGCCGCCGCACGAAAGGTTCGAACGCAGAACCGAAACAGTTCTACCAGCGGTTCTGGTCCTGACGCCCGCCCACCAAACGTCTTGAGCGGTGATCCGGCGGGCCGCACTTTGGTGACATCCCACGTTGGGATTTGCCCAGCATAGAGCATCGCCAGTAGTTCCTTTAGCGCCTTCGCCCAGCCGAGTTTGCTATCTCGCACGTTGATACAGGTATCCGTGTCGTGAAAGTCTTCGGCGACGCGGGGCAACTGTGATGTGTGTTGTGACTCCACTGAGAACCCGACGCCCGTGCCGTTCATAAGAATATAAATGATCTCATCAAACGCCCGCGGCGAGTCAATTGCCACGTACGAACAATTATAACCAGCGATGTTCTCGCGCTCCAGCGCCTCCCCTGCTGTCATAAGACATCGCATGGATGGCATAACTTTCAGCGTCAGTACCGCCTGTTCCAATTCTTTTCGAACGTTCTTCGTGAGCGTGAAACTGTTGTTCTCTTTCAGATGCTTTTCAAAGAAGTCAAAATATCGACCAACAGTTTCCGACCATGTTTCACGTCGGTTCTCTTCGGGCAGCCACCGCGCATAGCGTGAAATATGAATGAACTTCATATAGTCCGTCATACCGAATACGTCGCGGTCGAGTCCGTCTACTGCCATTACTACTCCGATTGAGAACAAGTTTGTTCAAGAAAAAATTTGAAGTCTGCGTATTCACGATCTGTCATACCGTATGAATTTTGTGGCCATGAATGATTATTATCTATTGTGCGAAGCGCAGCGCCGAGCATTTTACATTCTGCGGCACTAAGCGTGTAGCTATTCCGCACATAATCTTCCCATGCCTTAAAAGCATGTGGGAAGTATGGTTTCGCACATGCATACATCGCGTTCGCATAATCACGCACTTCCCGTTGGGCGTGATCGTCCATTCGCAGATTGAGAAAGTGCATGAAATTGTGGAGGTCACATTTCCAGTACAGTTCTGTGTAGGCACCGACGGGCGTGACAACCCGCGCTAGTTCACGGGCAACATTGTGATCTTTCAACAAGCGTCCATATGTATCAAACGCGTTCTGCTGCGCCTGTACGAATTCCATTTGGATTTTCTCGTATTTGTCATCCCCCACTTTCTTGCCGCGCCCTTGCTTGTTGTTCGTAGACTGCTCACTCAAATGTGAGCGCCCGGGCAGATAAAAGTCATCTGAGAGTTCCGAGTACCTCGCACTATACTCATTGACGTTCGCGGTACGATGTCGAATGATTTGCCGTACAACGAAGATGGGCGCCCGGAGAAAGAAGGTGACCTCTGCTTGTTCCAACGGGCTCGTATGTTTGTGTCGTACCAAGTAACGAATCAGCGCCGCAGGACTTCGCTTTTGTGTCGTACCTTTCCCGTATGACACGCGGGCGGCATCGACGATTAACTGATCGCTCCCATATGTCGCCAGCAATGATACGTATCCGTTGTCGTGTAATGGTAATGACGCCAGTGCAGTATCTTCATTCGTCGGCCGTGCGCCAAACTTGTCCGCAACATGTTCGCACCGCAAAATCCCATCATCATTTATTATTTCCGCCATCGTTGTAGCTCCAGTTCCGCGCCGAGTCCTTGATATGTATGAGCGTTAACTAATGACAAAACTGAATATCCACCAGCGTACATGTCATTCAAATCTTTCGGGAGTCCGTCCGGCCAAATGACGACCGATTTTCCCCCCTTCACGGCCCGAGCCACAAAAGAAGTGATCTGTGAATTGCGAGGTTCATTGTCCCAAATGAGGGTACACTTTGTCAAGTCAATATCAGAACGTGTAAGAGTATCTAGTCCCCCGCACAAGTCTGACCCACACATCGCGATGGCGTTCGGCAAACACAGTGAATCTAGTGGTCCTTCCACAACATAGACGTGCTGTGTCGTGTCAAGTGCGTCAAGTCCAAACACACGTAACTGATCGTGCCCCCACCGAAATGTGATGTATTCTTTGCGCGTGAGCAAACGAAACTGGGCACCATACCATTCGCCGTCCGTGAATCGCAATGGAATAACGAGATACGGCAACCCGTCCTTCACCCGTTCCGCCTTGTCACCAACGAGTGGCGCCAAAAAGCTATGGGCGCGGGTGGTACCATAGAGTTTGGCCAGCGCGGATTTCGGCAACTTCCGCTCCACCACATAGTCTGCAATACCGAGCATATCTGCCGGCAGATCTGCTGACGATAACTGGTGCATGTCAGAATGTACGACGAGCGTCCGTGTGGGAGGGGGTATAGACACTGCTGGAGACGGCCTAGGCGCATTGCCCTGCTCTTGGAACCTCTCCATCACATATTCGTTGAACAATGCGCGAGAGTGACGCTGGAGGAATGCTCCGAAGGGCAGTGCCACTCCACAATCGTGGCATTTATAGAGGTAGGTTTGTTTGTTGAGGAAGAAGTAGCCCCGAGCTTTGGTTCGACTCTTTTCAGAATCGCCGCAGATGACGCATCGGCAGTTTGCGACGGTGTCCGATTTCCAGGCGAATCGGGGCAACTGGCCGGAGATGAGATTGATATATTTTTTGTCTAGCCAAATGGACATACTCTGGAATTATAACACACTGTGCGTGGAAATTGTCGGATTAGGTACTACTGTTCAGCCCAGAACTGTTTCGTGTGTTCGTAGATGAATTGTGGCGTAAGACTATAACCCGTTTGAGCATTGCTGCTTGTCGCTACGCCAACGACTTTACCGGCATAGTCCACTACAGGTCCGCCAGACATTCCTCCGACAAGTGCATTATCGAAGCCTACGAATGGGCTCCCATTATCTGCTAGGTCTAGTATTGATACAACGGCCGTGCGGAAGGAGGGGGTCGGTCGTCCGCGAGCAAAGCCAAGCACGGCCACCCTCGTTCCAAGCCCCACGGGGTTCGGCCGTATCTTTAACGCAGGCCGCCGTGAGGTAATCTTGACCACTGCAAGGTCTAGGTCAACATCTTCGTAGAGTATCTCAAGATCTTGTCCATCAATCTGCGGGACATCTTCCTCTTCTTCTGCTTGGGGGATGTGAAGACAATGGGACGCCGTGAGGTAATGTCCCTGCGCTCTATCAATAGAAAACGCGGAGCATGTGATACGTTGGTGAAGTGAGCATTGAATAGGTACTGTGGCGAGACGCACGGATGGTACAATGCGCGTCCAATCGACAGCTTGCGCTGGCGTTGCCCGAGCGGGCAGTAGACTTACAGTGAGAAGGAGAAGTGTGCAGATTATTAGCCGCATATGCGCCGAAAGGTGTGACAATAAGCATAGAAATTATTGTCGAGTGTTTTAAGGGACGCTGGAAAGGGCGTTGCTCCAGTTGCGAATCGACAGGCTTAAGAATTGAATGACGATCCACATGATAACGACGCCACCACCGACAATCAGCCAGCGCCATTTTTCAAGGCCTGTAACACGCTTGTCGATTCGGACAAACTTCGTATCCCATTTTGTATCCAATTTATCAATGGATTTGTCGAAATGCTGGGCGATTTTTTCCGATTGTGTGTCGATTTTTTTTGAGAGGTTCTCTTCCACAGTTTGAATCCTAGTATTGAGATACATGTGATCTGTTTGTTGTTTATCACGTAACTCTGAGGACACTTTATCAATCTTCCCCATGATTTTGTCCTCACTGTTTTCAACCTGCTTATTGATTTCAACCAGCGTTTCTAGTGTGGTCGCGCCGCGGCCATGCATACCTACGATGTCGCAACGCTCCGCGGCATGATCATCATCGGCCAATTTACTAGACTCTTCTGGTTGTGGTTGTGGCATTGGGTATTATTGCGCTACTATCAGCATGTACAAGCGGGTTTCTAATACTTGTATTCTGGTTTTTATTTCTCCCAGTTCTCTCTCATGGGCAGACAATGCCGTATTCTGCACATGGTCAGATGAGATGGGCTTATCTTGATTTTCCGTGATGTCCGATTCAATGGCGCTAATTTTTTCTGCGTGCGTTGTAGTTTGATTCTGGACAATGGATATTCTGGCATCCAACTGCGAATACCCCCACACGGCAATGATGACCGTTCCCAAAATTTGAATGAGGAAGCTCATCGAGAACTGGACCCCCGCTCGTTCATTTACTTGGTACGATCCGTTGTCTTTGGGCGTAATCTGCTGTGTTGCTGGTGTGCGGAACTTCGGCGGCCGCGGTATACGAATATCGTCCTCTCCTATTTTGTGTGATCGCATTCAACTAACCCTGGCAGTATTGCATCCTCGGGCACGTCAGTTGGTGCCGCCGGAGGAGGCTCTGGAGGCGCGGGCGGCTCACAAGAGATGCCCAATCCCCACGACAAATAGCGAGGTTGAAGATCCAACAAGATGCGGACCGGATAATTCCGATTTTCTCTGATAGCCCAGTCAGCGCGGTCACTATATTCTTCGACATTCCCCCACCATAAGGTTGAATCCTTGCCATCGGCTGTCGCGAGCCTTCGATCACGATTGACCCAGCCCGCGCCACCGTTATAGCCCGATAGCGTAAACGCCCACCGATCACACTCCCGTGTTGCGAAGGACATCCTGTCGTAAAGGTATTTATCATATCGCGCAAGGGCACGCAATGCCCATTCCGGTTCATAGGGTTGGTTTGCTCCAAGGTAGTCCGAATACCTCATGGAGATCCAGTCGGCGGTGTCTGGTGTGAACTGCGCGAGTCCGCCGGCGTATGGTGACTGCGCGTCTGGACGCCATGCGGACTCTTGATGTATCTGTGCCGCCATCGTTGCGATAGGGGCATTCAAGCCCCATACAAAACGGGCGTTTCCGATTAAAGCGCGTTGATAGGTATAGGCGCGTTGTGGAATCTGCGCTGCGGCCGGAGCAGCAACGCCGAACAACACGAACAGCAACAGAAGGGAGGACAGAACACGCATTTAGATACCAAGGGTCAAGCCAGCGATTACCGCGAGGACAACAATAGCACGTGCCAGGATACGTGCGGGTCCGAGTGAGGAGTTCTCTAAGGTTTCATCCACAGCAACGGTGTTGCTGAAGAGTGTGCGGTCTGCAAGATACGCGAGAACGATGGCATTGATGACCTGCAAGTTCTTGAAGACAAGAACGGGAATCTGCTGAAGCGCGATATAGCCCACCACACCAAGCGCGACGACGAGCAACACCCATAGAACACCGTTACGCTTGATTGCCGCAGTGGTGGCGCCGGTCTGATTTTTGACGAATGCAATAATTGAACTCATATAATCTCCTTAGTGGGTTTTATCTTTCGTAGGGTCTTTATGCCAAGATTGTTTCCGCAACCATGTCATGGCGCCGGTTTTACTATCGCGCAGGATAATGTCGCGTTTACTTTTCCGAGCGTGTAGACGAATTCGTTCACCCTCTTCTTCTACGCCTACATACTTAGCGTAGCGTTCCCACCGACGTTTCGGTGCTTTGGTCGCCATTACGCCGTCCATATCGGTTTCGAGTACGTCTGCACCAGCGAAGGTATCTTCGTATAGTTGTACGAATTCTTCTTCGGTGTAGGTAGCTTCGTCGATCTGCTTACGCGTCATCGTCTTTTTTCTTTCTTCTCAACCCTATTCGAGGCGGACCGCCGGGTTCACCTTTCGGTCCGACACCTAAGCCAGCAACTTCACCACCACCGACAGCATTAGCTGAAGCGTCCTCGATACGCATCCGCATGACTTCGGCCTTTTCCAAGATGGCTGCGTTGAGCGCCATCTTCTTCATCTCTGGCTTCTCCACCGTGCCGTATTGATGTTTCGGAATCTTGTTCGGTGTCCCGTATCCCTTGATACCGTAGATTTTTCCATCAGACTTGTCGATCATAAAGACGCCGCGTCCCCCGTGCGAGACTCCGCCCTGCACGGCATCGATATTGATATATTTCGATTTGTCCTTGATCGTGAGTTTATCTCGGTCTTGTTTGGGGGTACGCGTATATTCACCGCTTTGGTCTTTGGCTTTAGCGAGAATTTTATTCAGCTTGTCCACCAGCGGCTGCACATCACGGGCGGTGACGTTCAACGGAAGTTCCCGTTCTTGTAATGACTCCTGTAACTCTGGATGACCCGTCATCAACTTCGTCATATTCCTTATATCTGGCGCCTGCACCGTGCCGTATTGGTGGCTCGTATTCGGTTTTCCATATCCTTTGGCACTGTAGATCTTTCCATTGGACTTGTCAACCGTGAAGATGACCTCGCGGCCGCGATGGCGCAGTCGGCCTCCCGACCCAACAACCGTGATATCGATAAAGGTTGTTTTTCTGGGGTCGCGAGCAAAAGATACTCCGAGTTCACTATGTATGTTCTTATTAAGCGCGTGAAATTTTTTATTCAGTGTGACCAACACTGATTCAACGTCTCGCCAATCGACGGCGCCGCGGCCTTTAGCTTCATCCAACTGACGGAGAATTTTCTGAAACAATGACATACTCTATAGCTCCTGTAATCGCCGGACGATACGCGCATCAGTCGGGATAGTGTCGGTCACAATATCATATCCATCGATACCGACGATCACTGATGGCATTACCATCAGATACTCTAAAAAAGGTTTGAGGACACGATACGACTTCTCATCGTCGCTTTTGACGAATAAGAGTCGCACCATGGCTTCTGGTCCAAAGACGTTGAGCAGTCCGATCAAATGATTGAGAATCAGCCGCTCGCTTAACTGCCGGGTCGTCAGATATCGACGACAGAGCCGTTTGACGTATTTGAACCGTTTATAATCTTCCGCAAACTCGCTAATACTGACACACTGCGGGTTGTCGTAAGATCGCGTAGCGTACAAAAGCGCGTTCTTTGATGTCAGATTAACAAACTCCATTGTTACACAGATGGTGGCGGTTGTGTATCACCCTCACCTTTGGACAAACCCTCAAGCACTTCAATAGCTCCTGCTACACGATGATACTGTTCGAGGCCAAGCTGTTTGGCTCCTTCCAAGTCTTCAAGTTCTTTAACGATCCGCCCCTGAAGTTCTTTCAATTCATCCAGTTTTGTGTTCATCCAATCCCTCTCATGTTGTTCGTACTGTCCGTCAATCATACAACCTCCATTGTGTTTTCTACCGGTATTTAGATCAATTGATGAACTACCTTTTTCACCTGTGCAATGTCACCGTCCTGATAGACAACTCCAACACCACCGGCTTGCTGCCATTCGTTAATGTTCTTTGCGAAGTCGTCGATGAGGATGTTCGCTGTGCCATCTCGTTGCTTGGCAAACCGTCGCTTTTCTGAACGACGCACCGCGTGAAATTTGTTCATGGATGGGCGAAAATTGTGAAGATGGCGCTTACACCAGATGAGTTTGCCAGTTCCAGCGGATGGCCAATTAGACGGTGTAGCGGTGAGAATAGACGAATGGAGCGGACCGATCACACTCCACAACTGCTGCGCGTGTGATAGCATAGGAAGATCCATCCAGAACGTCGGCCATTCCTTCGCCAGACGTGCGGATCCTTGGGGGGAATCCCATAATTTTTTGAAGGTGGCGTCGCTGTGTCCTCTAATATCTACCTCAAAGAAGCGTTCTGCTGCCTCGACAAAGTTGGCTAATACACCGTCCATGTCACAATAAATTTGTGGAGTCATTGTATCTGTAGAGGGGGGTTATATTCTCTACGTCCCAAGTTTTCTTTCAGAGGAATGCTCCGTGGAGGGATAGAAGGTCACCTCGTCGTTCTTCGTGTTATGCCTGTGAAGCAAATCGTCCTGCACTTTGTCATCCGCTTTCGCACGAAGTTTCTTTTCCCGTTCAGCTTCTTTTTGTGATGACGATTTCTTCGTTGGATTAAAATTGCCAGACGGCGTGTCGTCTTCCTGCGCCTTCTCCGGCGCCTTCTCCGGCGCTTTGGCGACCGTGTCCTTCTTACGATTCATTTCAGCATTACTTACCGGACCCTGAAACGATTCTAACCCGAAGGGCAGATCATCTTCATCGAGTGACTCCCGGTGTAGATCGGAAAATTTCTTTCCCTTTCGGAAGTCCCTATACAGTTCCTTCTCCAATTTTCTCCAAGAAGCCATGGACGATTTTTCTTTGTCCGTCTGGGGACGACCCGAATGCGCCATTTTAGACCGTCGATCCGCGGCCCGCTGATCCCACGGCTTCACTTCATTAGGAGTAGCTGTAACAGCCCCGAGACGATAGCGAATACGGTTAGGTGGCCAAACGTCTGGCTTAAGGTTAATCTTTCCGTCAGGGTGTATAAACATGACCATGTGCTTAACACCCTTGTGCGGGCCCTTGTCCACCGTTACAGCGTCGCCCTTTTTGTAGCGGCTTTCGTGTATCGTTTCCAAGGTGTCAGACACCTCGTTAACTAACTCGGATGAGACACCAAAGAGGTCACACAGGTCTTGTTTGAGCGTTGGTGACATAGAATAATCCTTTGAGACAAACAGAAAATGGCAGTTGGCGTCCGAAGACACCAACTACCCATGATGTTACCGCCGAGTTTAGCTCGGCGAGGTCGACGCGGACGGACTTCCCGAAGCTGAAGCCGAACTCGACGGACTGGTCGAAGTTGACGGACTGACCGACGCAGACGGACTCTGCGACGCAGATGGACTCTGCGACAAGCTGGTTGAGCTTGACGGACTGTACGAACTCGACGGGCTCTGCGAACTCGACGGACTGTTCGACTGCGAACTCGACGGACTGAACGATGCAGATGGACTATTCGACTGCGACGAAGACGGACTATATGACGGTGACGGACTCTGTGATGCAGAGTTCGCGGTAACCTGTCCGCCTATCGCAACAATAATCTCTTCACCCCACGGGTGTCTAAATGTCCAACCCTGTTCAGTGGCATACGTGTTTGCAGCGGCAGCGTTATTCGGCTGCCCCCATGTTGGCTTATTCGCGTCAGTTGGATCTGATCCCCATCCAGACATATTCGTACTCCTTGATTAAGATGATGCCGGCGAGGCGGCGCTCTTCGGTTGATTAGCCTTGGCTTGCTGCTCGCGAGCCTTCTGTTGCACATCCCGAAGTTTTGCCGCCATCATTGTGTTCGCTTGACGGGTCTTGAGAGCGATCAATTCTTGCTGTTGCGTCGTTCGCAATTTCTCCGTTTCGGTTGGAGGTTTTATTACAGCCGGTGGGGTAGCAGCTTCCTTTACCCACTGATCGTCCTTTTCCACCATCACATACTTGCGAGGTGCTTTGATAATACGATCACCCCACTTGGAACCCGGCTCCGGCCCTAGATTCACATAGATCCAATTACCATCGATGCGTTCCACTGTCCCGTCAAATCCCGCGCCTCCGCGAACGCGAAGGCCGGCGCGAACCTTATCACCAACCTTGACGTGCTGGTCAGGGTTGGCGGCGAAGCCCGACCGGGCCGGTGCTTCGTTTATACCGTAACCTTTAGGAGTTACGTCTTTCACATTAAACTTGGCTTTACCCTTCGCAACTCTATCCGCGGCATCCTTTGTCAAGTTGCCGTCTCGATCAAAGAGTTTTGCAAGATGTGGCGGGAGTTTAATTTTAGATGCTTCGTCCATTTTCATGGCTTTGCGGGTTGTCGGTTTCAGTAACTTCTGATCCCATTTGATGCCTAGCTCAGTAGCTCTGTTCAGCATCTGGCCAGCGAGGTTCCATGCTTCAACGGAATGACTATTATTCAAGAATATTTTTATCGCAGCATTAACGCTAGCCGCGGGCGTTGTTTTCTTCAAAGGATTCTGACCTCGACCCAGCGAATTGCTGATAATCCTTGCGGCGCGCCTCTGATCTGCGGAGCTTGCGGGTCGGCCGCCGAGGCGGTTGGAAGAAGGAAGAGTCGCCTCGTCCATTTGTTCCCCGGCTTCCTCTATCTGCTCGACATCTTCTTTCACCACGTTGTGTGCCGGAATTTTCTCCGACTCATACTTACCAACGTCGATGACGTAAAACGGACTGCCGTGACGGTCGCCTTTATCGTAACGAACAACTTTCCCCCGACTTGAGCGGCTCGGCGAATCGCTAATCTTTACCCATGTACCGGGATCGAGGACGAGACCGCGGTTCGGATTGACGCGTAACGTGCCATGTTTAGCTATGATTTTCTCAATCGCCTTGTTATATGCACGTTGGGACGCGGCCGAAACGCGCTTGCCTTCTTTCACGTAGGACTCCCCAGCAACAATCACTTTGTCTGCGCTAACTTTATCTTTACCGGCCGCACCAAAATCCACGATGTAATATGCGTCTCCAGCATACGGACCTGAGGAAGCTGCTGGGCGATTCGGTCGAGGCGCTAGGCCGCGCGCAGGGTGGTAACTAACAACTCTCCCTTTCGCGAGATCGCCTCCGGTCGCGCCGCGGGCCCGCGCCCGGTCGAATCCACTGATCTTTACGCGTGTACCGGGCTTCAGATTCCGTAGCGACCAACCGAACTTTTTAGTCGAAGTTGACAACTCAGCCAATCCTTCTTTATACTGCTGACCTGGTTTGATAACACTCACCACGCGACCACGAGCATTCTCAATAGAAAGAGTGGCCTTTGGGTGGTCGCGTTGGAAGTTTTGGACCCCATAGGGGAGTTCCATCTTGCTGACATCCCACTGTTGATCCACCACCTTATTATTGACAATGGCTACAATAGTAAATGTCTGTGGAGCCTCAAGCAACCCGATATTAAATTGTCCTTCGCTGAGATTAAACATTTCGCGTAGCCCCATATGTCGTCGTACTTGGTTAAACAAGTCTTTTGCTACCTTCTGTGGCACATGTGACGGAATCCCCGCCCCAAATGCCTTAAAGTCGTTCGCTTTCGCGAGTGCCCGCATCTTAGATGCCGACATCCCCGACACATCGTCTGCGTCGGGATCGCGATTACCAGGCACCGCAATAACCTGAAAGTGGTCAATGTCAATATGCTTGGCTGCATTATATTTAGGAGATTTGCGAGGGACAAGATATTGTGCGAACTTTTGGAAGTCACGCACACGGTCACTACCGACGATCATCAGAATTCGACGATAGCCGAGAGAGGACACCTCCGCAAACGCATCAACTGGCGTTCGTACTGACACATTGCTACTAACGAACAGTTTTGGAAAGAATTTCCGCAGAAACGCGACCTTGTTTCTGAACGGCAGTGGGTTCTTTCGCGAATCTTGAGTCTGCGAGGGGTACACACGCACATCAGCACTATTGCGCTGGGCAATCTGATTGACGAAGTTAACGAGTGCGCCGTGCCCAGTGGTCGGTGGATTGAAACGACCGAAAACGAGAACGACGGTGCGAGATGATGGCATAGTTTTCCCTATAGACTATTTAGAGAAAATGTGTTCCCACTATTGCCAATCTTTTGGTGCGAGGAAGTTCAATCGGGAGAACTCCAGACGGTCTACGAGCTTTATCGTCTTCCCCCCGTGGGAGGTTGCCACAAAGCCCTCAGGGCCTGTAACTCGAAACCCACTCGCTGTTGGCACGAACGTGCTGATACGGGAAACTTGCGCCAACTTTCGCACGATGATCGTTTTAGCGTTCATGACGGCTTGATGAAGCTGAAACCAATTCAGGTACCCGCGAGCGTTGCCACGAATCTGTTTCATGACCGCGTTGAACTTCGCTTCCTGATCCGTTTTGCCCCTCTCGGAGCCTCGCTTCCCGGCTTCCTTGTCTCGACGTGCAGCTATAAACTCCATCAGTTCGGTGACGGTCGACGCAGACACCCTGTTGCTACGCACACGCTGGTTGATAAACATCTGTACCAGCATATGCAGGGGTTCGTGTGTCATGACTTCGTACACAGATGACGCAACCTGACTCTGTAACGCAGTGACGTGCGACAGAGCAAGCGTAAAGTCGCTTTGTTCCGCGTTAGTGAAGGTGACGGTACCGGACAGATCGTCAAACGAAGCATCCAGCACAACCGCGCGGCCGGACTTGCCTAAGGACGCAAAGGCGCCAGGGGTAATGGGTGAAGCGGTGTAACTGTCAATTGTTGAACCGCGGCCGCTATACATGGTATGTACGACAATGCCCAGATGAGCGCGACTGATCTGTTGCCCGAGGTTACTGTTTGCTTCGACCGCATAGAGAATAGTGTTAGGACGGAAGGTTACGTAGGACTTCTCGTCTATGGTCTGTGACTTGATATCGTCAGTAAAGAGCAAGTCACCCTGAAGAATCTGCTTTGAGTGAAGCGGTTGTAGTTCCTTAAGGCACGCCTGGAGTTTCGCACCAAGTCCACTACTGCCATAGGTCGCGTTAATCTGTGCCTTCGACTTCATGAGCTTCGGGTTCTTGGCGAACGCGGACTTCGTTGCGACAAAGAATTTGTGATCGGCGGGATCAGGACCAAACACCACCGATGGCGCACCATCCCATTTCGTTGTGACGTTCATCGAGCGAGACACACCACCGTGTTCCAGCATGTGCCCGAAGTTCTTGAGGACATCCAGTGCAAACGTCGCACCTGAGGCACCGTCATCCAACATCAAATCTTCAAGATGTTGAAGATGCGTCAGTTTACCGGCCTTAGATTCTTGTAGATGTCGTGCAAATGAAATTAGCGGCATCGTATCTCCAAGCGAAGCGATTTGTAAAACTCGGGGTGTGCGACTATCAAATCCCACCACATTTTGATCTTCCGATGAAACACTGGCAGCGCAGCGTGTTTCGGTGTCGTCTTGAACGCTCCTGTATATACCGTATACGTGGATTTCGCGATAAACGGCCACGGAAGAATTTCGGTTTTCATCTGTTTCAACGCATCACGGTAATTAAGATCGCCATATATCGCCCACATCTCTAATGCTACGTCGTGCGAGTACGCTTCGATTTCGTCATAGTCACCCAGATAAGTTTGTTCCGCCTTCAGATCGATACCATCCGCCTGAGAACGATACACACGGGCATTGGTCTCTTCTCCCTTAACACTCCGATACACATCTTGATGTCGATGAACCAATTCGTGTAGCAGGTATGACCAAAAATAGAAACGGCGTATGGCCCACGTTTTGCGCGACCATTGCTGCCGTCGCCCCCCTTTAGTTACATGCCATTCAAGTCGCACATCAGCCGAAGAATGTTGAAGCGGAAGAAGTTCGTTTGGCAACCATTGTGCCGTGATCAGGACGGACTTCTTGGGTATACCCTTTTCACCACTGCCGACAACATTTAAGACACCATATTCCTCCGTGACGGCATTAAGACGGTCTAAAAATGACGCCAAATTAAACGCACGTCCTCGATAACAGTCCGGCCGTTTCACCGGAAAGACATCTTTCACCGCATCCTGTAATACCACTGCGTCCATTATTACTCGGCGTTGAAGTGCCTCGACTTGCATTGTGCCTCCTATTTTATTTAGGGGGAACAAAGGCACCCCTAAATAGGACTATGCAATCCTTTCGCGAACATTGCCGGGATATCACAGAAGCTCTCGACAAACCCTACCCGTACCGCGTTGTCAACAGCCGGGGCACGGGAAGCGGCGATGGCCCCGGTGTTTTTGAGGCCGAGTTTACCGTGGCCACTTCCGGCTTGAAGTATAATGTTCACTTTGCGAAACGCGTAGAGCAAAATATTCCTCGCACCAACGGCCGCGGTCAAGTGATCGAGCCACGGTGGGAGAGTGTAGAAAAGCCGTGGGAGTTTACGTTCGCGCTTAAGCGCACACACGGAAGCGGCGCCCCCGGTGATCCGAAAACCGATACGGAGACGTATGGCGTCTCGCGCACCGGACATGCGTTTAGTGTCTTTGCGACCGTGATTGCTGTGATGAAAGAGTTCATTACCAAGTATCATCCCGCCCTCATCTACTTTAGTGCCACGGAAAGTTCTCGCGCAAAACTCTACGACCGTTTCATGAAGCTCGTACCCCGTTCCGTGTCGGGTTATGCGGGACACAAGTTGACTGGACAATCACGACGTAGCGCGGCCGCGCTCGGTGATTGCCACCGGGGTTCCGGTTTTCTGCGCGATCCCGAACAGAAGTGTCACGCCGATTGGATTGGCCCGGGTAACTTTGTAGTCGCAAGACGCGACGTACCCCTCACGGCCATTCTCGCCGTGACTCAGGCCCATTAGTCATCAGTTTTCAAGTGTGCAAGTGGTCGCCGAGCGGTGCGATCACGAAATGGCTTGGTAAGATTGGTTGCGACAAATTGGTCTGGTGTCGGTGCAGTCTGTATCTGCTTCGGATCATACAGCTTCATACGAGAAGTATCAATACCCAGAATGAACTTCTGAAAACTCTGTCGTTTGGCATATCGATTCTTTAATACATATGCCTGTATCTGATTATTCTTATCCAAGTCATCGCTTGTGGTCAAGGCAAAGATGAAGTCCGCCGTCTGTGCGATGGCAAATGACTCACTAATCTTTTCTAACCCCGGCGCTGTCGAGGACGCCCCATCACGATTGAACTGCGCGGCCGTAAAGACGGGAATGTTCATTTCCACCGCCAACCCACGCAACTCTTCCGCAATAGATTTGTTATAAGTGTAGCTGTTGACGGCATTGCCCATCTTTATGCGCGAGGACGCACAGATCGACAGGTAATCCACGAACAGAATGTCCGGCGTGAAGTCCTGCTTGAGCTTCAATTCGTGGAGCAACGCACGGAAGTGCCCTGTGTGTGCAGCCGCTGTCGGATACTCCTTAATGATCATTCGCCCGGTGCTGGTTTGCTGAAGTGTTTTCAGTTTCTTGAGATATCGATCCCGCGACAACGCGATCACATCATCAATCGGAATGTCCATGAGGTTTGCATCGACACGTTCAGCAATGCGTTCTTCCGCCATCTCCAATGTGATGTACAACACCTTCTTACTCATACGGGCACACGCAGCCGCCATATGCACAAGAAACAAACTCTTTCCGACATTCGTACCTGCCAGCACCACATTCAATGTCTTTCTAGGAATGCCATTCTTGGTCATGGTGTTGAACACGTCGAGATCAAACGGAATCCGCGCTTCCGCACGATGATAGAAGTCGTACCGTTCTTCCGCGTCACCGAAGAAATCGTGGCCGACGTGTGTATCGAATGAAACGGCCAACGCTTCTTTGAGAATGTCGGGAATTGCGTGAGGGTTCTCTTTCGGGTTGTCAAGCATTCCGACACTATGACGTAGAGCGATATACAACGCTCGTTCTTGACAGAACTTCTCCGTCTCTGCGATGAGAAATTCGTGCTGTGATGAATCTTGTGGTTCGGTCTGTTCAAGCTCGTCGATGACCGTGTTCGCCTGTTTCGCTTCCGCCTCACTTAGATTCGGGACATCATCCAGCATTAACCGTAGAACCGACACCGAAGGAAGTTGGTGGTATTCATCGAAGAACTTTTGATACACACCAAAGACGGTCGCACATTCTCCAGTCGGAAAATATTCACCCTTGAGATACGGCGCCGCCCGCTCGGCATAGCTTTGTGATGCGTACAATTGTCGAAGCACTGTTCGCTCAAACAAGAGCATCAGTGAACGCCTTTCGTCTCCGAACTGAGAAGCGCATCAAAATTTGATAGCGAAATATAGCTTAACCACGCCATCAACACCTCACCACAGAAATAATCGAAGTCCTCTGTGACATGAAACCCTTTAGGCGACTCATATACTTCCGTCTCAAACTTTGTCGGTACCATACCGTCCGGGCCAACTTTCTTCGAAACACGAAACGTTTTGAAGGAAAATACGACACCACGATACGGACCGGCTATGATTTCTAGACCTAAAATAGCTTCGCCCTTCTTCTGTGGAATCAATCGGGGCATGATCATTTCGAGAATGTTTGATTCTGATTCACTCATCGGCCGTCACCTCATCTGTAATATTCACAACCGGTTCGCCTGTATAAAGGAACGTCGCCTTCATGTGCGGGGCCAAGTCCTGTAGGAGGCTGTCCGTAAAATATTTAGTAGGCTTAGCGTAAACCTGTGATTCGAACGCCTTCATGTCGCCAGGGAACACATACTTGTTTCCGACCTTCGTCACCAGCCCCGAGTTCACCGCGTGCGGCAGCAACCCATAATACCGATCCAGTCCCCCGTCAAACAGGATGCGCGTCTCCACCACTGACTCTTCTTTCGTCATACGGGATTTGACCATTTTCGCCTTGACAATGTTTCCAATGATTGTCTTGTCGCTATCCCGCTCTTTCTTCTTGCTGAGAAACACGATGGTGTCTGCGGCATACTTCGCACCTGAACCGCCCGCCATTTCCTTGGTTGGGAAATACGCGCCGATCACAGCATAGGTGTGGGTCGTAACGATCATCGGTACTTGCACCTTCGCCATTTTCAGACGCAACACACGAAACGCACCCTTGATCAACTGACTCTTCGTCATGTCACGGGTGTCTTTGCCCTCTGTCATGTCACCGATTTCCTTGCCACTCGGTAGCGCAGACAGAGAATCGAGAATGATCAGAAACGGAAACCGATCTTCTTCTGGGATGTTCGCATAGGTATCCAACATCTTCAATGCAACGGTGCGGAACCGTTCAATGGATTCCGGCTCGGACTTCATGACACGTTCAGGATCAATACCCCGTGAAGAAAACATGGCATTCGTAACCGCTGATTCTGTATCGAAGTATGCGACCCGTGCTTTATCATTGGCTGCCAAGTATTGCGACATAATAGAAAGCGCAAAAAAAGACTTCCCTACTGCCGGGTCACCCGCGAGGACTAACGCTTTATTATTGGGGAGACCACCAAACATATCTCCCGATAACGCGGCGTTCAATATGTAACTGCCGCTGTCGATGAACCCCGTAAATTCAGCCGCACTCTTGCCGTCTGATGCCAATGCAGTATCGGGATCGCCGATGTCCACAACGAACTGCCTAAAAAGGTCTACTTTGGCCATGATAATTTCAAGCTCCTGTCTTTATTCATATTAACTATTTTATCACACTTTCGCGATATTATTCAACAGAACGGTCGCGGCGGACGCGGACGGCACGTCTACCGAGACGTATAGACTTTGGGCGAATGGCGTCCAGTGTCGTATTTTCTAATGACGGTTCCGCCAGTGTTTCGGTGTCGACCGCGGTATCCACCCACGCCTGAGCCTTCAGTATATCCACTGGTGTATCTGGTGGGACACTATTAGGTTTCTTCACGGCCTTCTTCGCAGTTTTCTTCACAGTCTTCTTTACCTGTGGTGATGTATTCTGGTCAATGTCCGGTACGCTACTCGGCGTAATGCGCTTACCGGGAATTGACTGCGAGGCAAGCAACAACGCAATGGCCATTGGATCGAACACGGAGATGATGATAAGAATGAACACGGTCACGACGTGATCAAGAATATTGATATCGGTGCTGCCATACCATGCTTGCGCCACAAACATCAACGGGCCCACATCAACGGACTGCTCTTGTGTACGCTGATTCACCGCCAACAATTCCTGCTCTGCGATCTGGAGTGCTTCACCCGAGATATTCAATTGCGTTTGAAGTTCTTGTTCAAGGACTTGCTGCTCTCGTAACACATTCACCGCACCGTTGATGCTGGTGAGTCGGTCGTTCACCACAAGTCCCCCGATAACTTGATCCGCGAGATCGCTGCTTGTGAGCGTGGTGATAGCTGTTGCGCGGCGAGTATAGACGACGTTCGCTAACTCAACATTCCGTTCTGCTGCGGAACGTTCTGCGAGTAGTTGCGCCATCGGTGCTTGCTGTGTCAGGTACGCCCGCGAAAGATACCCGAAGATACCGATACCCGTGATCACTATCAACACAAAGACGCCGACACTCACATAAGCGACTAACGGTTTCGGTGAGGTGCGCCAATACCGGAATACCCACGACGCGCCGACGAGCTTGGCGACTTCGAGTGTACCTCCCATGATTACAATAGGCCAGAACACACTCACAAAGATGTATGCTAATCCGGTAACTGAGTAGAACGCGGCGATGCTAGAGAGGCCGATGCCCGTCACAAAAAGCATTATCCGCATAAAGGTAGACGACATGTGTACTCCTAATCGAATAGTGTGGCGTTACGCCGAGGTTCAAAATTAGTAATTATTACTTCATCGACAGATACCGCGTCTCCGCGACCCGCCGTGTACGTCGCAGCCACTTGGTGTATCTGTGTGGCCGGGAAGTGGGTAATGTAGAAGGCATCACCAATCACTTTATTTGAGTATGCATACGGTCCGTTATGTGTGGTGAGAAACTTCGCCAAGTGAACGTGATTGCTTTCTTCGAAATTGCACTGATAGTCCACAGACGAACTTCGATACGGTGGATCGGCGTACACGTAGTCGCCATCGCGAAGCGTTACGTCTGCATACGATCCACAATGAATGTCTGCATGGCGCAATACATCTGCCACTGCATGAATATTGTCAGTTGTGAAAAACTTCTCACCTTGCGTACAAGTGCCCGGCGGCGTCGAGTACCGTTTCTCACATATGTTGTATGCTTTCCATATACCATTGAAATTCACACTCAACATGAACAGTAGCATACCCGACAAGTATTCAGCCGACTTATCCTGATGTGCGAGGCAGTAACCTTTGCGTAGCTTATAGTAATACGGCTTTCGTGCTTCGGGAGTCAGCTTTAGCCACCCATTCACACATTCTTGCCATCGATCAATGACACCTGTGGTATTTTTCGCGAGTGTTTGATAGAGCAGGATAAGTTCCTTGTTGGCATCATTGATGACAAGCTGGCATGAGGGATAGGTTTCCGCCATCCACAATGTCGTGGTCAATGCGCCCGCAAACAAATCGACAAACCGCGTTGGTTCCACCTTGGGAAAGAAGTATGGTTCATACAGGTTCAGCATTCGCTGTTTACTGCCTGTCCACTTAAAGAGGGGTTGAATGCGTGTACGCAT